CACAAAAAGAGATGTAATGAAACTCAAACTCTTTGATATTGTTTGTGCTAGAGCCACATCTGCTCCTCCAGCACCATAAGTAAAAACAACTCCAATAGAAATACCGTCTGGGCCACTAAAATTTTGTTGTTGCCCATTAACTACTGGAGGTTTAGCATTTTTTATTCTTTGAACAAAATTAGACATCCCTCCAATAACGGGAGGAAGTTCCAGAAAACTTATGGACTCACCCAAAATAAAAGTCTTAAAAGCATCTATAATGTATGCAATAGTATTTATAATATTTATAAATAATTGCACTTTTGCTGCAATCTGATTAAGAAAATCCAGAAAAGAATCGGAAGCACTCTTAATCATTCCTTTTACAGCATTGATAAGCTTATTCAATTCACCTATTATTTCAACAAACCATGGAATCATTGCGGTCATTTGAATTGAAGACCATTTCCCTAATTGCCCCATTCCTCCAACAGAGATAAATTCGAATCGAGCATTGGGCTGAGCTATTATATCCGCCACATTGAAAGCATCATTACATTTCTTTATAGGGACGCATAATTCAGTTGAGTACGGGCCTTTAATAAGGCCACCCTCACCACAAGCCTGGGCCACGTAATAAAGGCAAGGAACACCATCTGGAATGTTTGTGTCTATATAACTCACCGTTGTAGAGAATCCTGGATTCGAAATCAAAACGGCAGGAAAGGATGGGTCTTCATAAACGATTTCATCTTTTGTAGGAGGCGTATAAGGAACCCCTGCAAAAAGATCAGCAATTAAATCCTTTGCTACGGTAATTAAGCCTTGCTCGCCTGTTTCTTTATTATCCATTAAACAAGTAGGAACATAAGGAACTGTTTTTAGAACTCCTCCAGGACTCTGACTCCTAGAAAGCAGGAAAGCAGAAGACATATAATTTTGATCCCATTGAACTTGAATTCCAAAATTCTTAGTAGTATCACCAGGCTTTTGGAAAAGGCCACATTTCCCTTGAAGATTTTTTGGAGCAGGAGGAGCTAAATTCAGTCCAAACAAATGCATGAAATCAAACATCGAGGTTAACTGCTGTAATCCAGTAAATATTTTATCTGTCGATTCTGCATCAAGAAGTATAACCCAGCCCCCTACTAAAGAAGTATCGTTAAATGTTGGCCGATTCTTATCTGAAGTGTCATTTAAAGATCCCTGTAATCTCGAAATAAATCCATCAAACCCTCCCCGAGACTTCATGACTGTATTGGTATCATTAGGATTCTTTGAATAAAAAGCAGGTGGAGCTACAATATTTACATAAAGCCCAAATTTTAAGGCATCATTAGCGTATTTATTTAATTGAGTCTGAGTGTAGTTTATTGCGGCCAATATTAATTTAGAAAAAGAATTAAACCCACTGATAAACAGTTGAACAATTCTAAGAACTTTAGTCAATACAGAAACTAAGGCATTCAAACCTTTTAAAGCTTGATTCAAATTATTTGTCATGGTCTTTATAAAAGTCAAATCTGCAATCGAGGCGGTAGCCCAACTATCATTACCTACAGAAAAAGCCCCAGGAGTTCCCGTTGACCCCACACTGGTTGGAATTAAAGTAATAGCTTTTTCTGCTTGAGCAATAAAAGATTCTAGTCCAGATATGGTATTACTACTTACAGAGGACGAGGAGGAAGAACCCGATGAACCTGATGAAGTTCCTTGTGTCACAGTTGATGAAGGAGCTACATAAGGATACGTCGTTATCTTACCTTGAAAATCCATACTTGATGTAGGCATATTAAAATCTCTTTAATTTATTTAATTGTTTTTCCATATCTTTACTATACACAGTAATAACATGCCCAAGTAATCCCGTCATTTCTTCCAAGGTCTGGGCAATAGGGCTTTCTTTACTGGCTTTTTTCCAATAAAGGACTTCCTCTACTGTGTCAGGCTCTTGTTTATATTCAGAGCCGACTGATTTGATGCTATTTGTTGTTGAATCTGATTGAGTCTCGAGTAACACCCTTGCCTCCTATTAAATCTATTATTAGCCCATACGTATAAATCGCTTGGCCCGCCATCTGAATTCCTTAAGATTTGCTCAGTAACAACATCATTTTTTATTTGATTTTCTCTACTTAAGCCTAAATAATCAGTTCTATCTGTAAGATAACCTATTCGTACAGTATCAGAGGAGTCTCGATTATTTAAAATTCTATCCGAGATAGTTTGATAAGCAACGGTACAATCTCTAAGACCTCGAGAAAAATTTGCAGATGGAAAAATAAACCCTGTTGCATTATTAAAAGAAGCGGCAAAATCAGCATCATATAAAGAAGGGCCATAAGCCATTAATGAAGCCATACTATTATTTATACTTGCTTTAAGATCATATATGGTTTCAGTGCCATAATCAAAGGCATTAGACTGAAAAACACTATTAGTAAACCAGCTTAAAATTAAAGAAGTAGGATTTGTCGCATAACTAGCATTTTGCATATCAAAATCAACAGTAAATAATGGCACTGCTGCTGGGAATAAAGTATAAGTTCCAGGAGAGGTTCTGCTAACTGTACCGCTATCCGAAGCTAGACTCCCATAAGAATAAGATGGATCGAACATGGTCTCCACAGAAGTGTCCGAGACTCCTCTTAGGCCTGTTTCTAACTGGCCTAGAGTTGGATAAGAGGTATAAAGAAACTCATCTCTAGAAACAAAATTAACATCCTGATACTTAGTTATCACAATTGCAGTCGTATCAATATCATAATAAGCGGTTGTATCAGCTCTGTTATAATAAAAACTAAAAGCTGGAGAATTAGGGCCAGTATATATAATCTGTGGAACAGTTCCTGAATTACTTAAGTCTGTATAATCGTAATTCAAACTATAAATTCCAGGCGTTACAAAAAATCCAGGACTATTATTAACAACATTAACCATATCCGATAGATTTGGATAATTAACATACATAAATGACCAATCACTAAAAACCGAAGATGTCCAATTAAAACCTAACGAGGTAGCAGTTGCATTCACATTAGGAGTCGTGAAAAGGGGATCAGGAGCAATAGTCATTAAAGCAGCAGAGCTCACAGTAAAAATAGCTGCATTAGGCAAACTATACTCAGAGGATACTGTTGGATCCATATTTGTCCAGGTACCATCAACAACTTGTCCATTATTTTCATAAACCACAACAGGATAATAAGGATTGGCAAGATTACCAGAATTTAAAATTCGAAGATCATTTAAACCTGGATGGTAAAGAATGAAAGAATTTTGACTAGCAATAGTCGTGTCTCCAGGACCAACTATTGGGACACCTATCCCTGTACTATCAACCCCATGGATTATCTGACTTTGTTCAGAAAAATCAAGAGCCCAAGCCCATGGAGCCTCTTTACCTTCATAAGTCGAAATTATATTCGTATCATAAGCAAAATAAGCATAAGCACTTGTATCTGCGTCAATAGCTTTTATTAGCGCTTGCTGTGTATTAACATAAGAGGCTAAATGCTCTTGTAAAATTTGTTGCTCAGATGCTATTTCAACAAATAACCGAGGAATCTCAACTTGTGAAATAATTCGAGAATTTGATGGAATCAGATTTCCTAGTAAGTCATTTACAAAGACTATATTTGTAGAATCTACTCGATGAATTTTATTAGGGACTGAAAGTAAAGGACCTATATCATTAGCAATTTCACTTCTTAAGCCTCTAATTTCGGAAGAATCAGCAACAGTCTCAGGAAAATGATCTGTCCTATCCCAGTTTCCATAAGCATACGTATTAAACCCAAAACCAAGCTTTTCGACCGCTTGGCCGTTCCCAGTATAAATATTATTTGTCCTGTCTTTTGTTCTTAAAACTAATCCTGTACGATAACCAAATGTCTGAGTATCATCCAAGACTGTTTCAGCAGTAACAATAAGACCTGGAATATTATTTGATAAAATCTGTGCAACCGAATTTGCACTAAGTTCATCCACTCCTGGTAAAAATAAAGAAGACGGATAAGGAGGATCGTTAAAAACATATTGATGATGAGCAAAATCAGGATGATTAAGGCTCATATAAATATCAAAAACATCCCCATCAGATAAGCTAAAATCTTCACTCTCAGATCCTATAAGCTTAGGTCCAAGATATCCATCATCATCGTAAAGGGGAAATGCAGCTGAAGCAGTGTACTTATCCCCACGGCGCCGAGTTGTGGTAGGCTGTTGAAAAGGAGTTGATAAAACTAATGAAGAATCCGAGACAACTGTAGCAATAGAGTAAACTTGAGTAGAATCGTAACGTCCGATAAAATCGCCTGAATTTAACTGACTTTTCCAACGAGTCTTTCCACCAACACTATGAACACCCGTACTATTGTATGTGAAAAAGGCTTTGGTATCAAAAAAATACCCAGTTAAAGGATTAACCTTTACTGGTTCCATATTCGTATAATCAGGAAAAGGAAATATCCTGTTAACTGATTTAAAAGCTGCAAGTTGTTCAGAATCTGAGAAATAACCATCATTATTAAAGATCCTAAGTCCCGTTGCAGCATCCATCTCATTACCAAAAGCTTCAAGACGATGTTCAAAAAAGTCGTAAATGTTCTTGAATACTCGACATTCTATTTCAGCATCTTTTCTTCTATACTCATCCCCCGCAATGCCTCCATCAGAAGGCTGACCTCCCGAATCACCCGAGACCTGCCCACCTTGACCTACATTCCCATTTAGTTGAATAGCCTCATTAGTCATTCTCGGGATAGTGACTTGCTCAAAAAACTGCCTTTGATCAAGAACCTGAATATAGAATTGATCCAAATTATTATATTGAAAAGAAGCTGTTACCTTTGACTTAGCAGGTAAGGTTACAAAATACCTCAAAGAATATTTCACCTGATTATCATAAAGATATTTTCTTCCCATATAATCAAGTTCATATCGATCGAGCATACTTAAAGGGTTAGTTAATAAAATTGTACCTGCATTACTAATCGTAAAAGAAGTCGTGTCAATAAAACTCCCAATACCATCATAACGATAACGTAAAGCATCAGAAGCATTTAACAAAGTATTTGAATCGGTATAAACTGAAAGATTTTGTCCAGAAATAATTTTATTAGACTGCCATCCAGGTACATAAGTATTTAAAACCAAACCGGCAATGTTTGCTGAGGATATTGATGCGGACATATCAGAAATGTATGTGTTTGAACTATAAGGATATGCTGTACCATCTACAGTGAGTCCTGAGGAATCAGAGGTTACCTGTAAAATGCGATCACTGGCATTAGTCATAGTCATTGTAAACACAGGTTGTTTAACTAATGTTATTATAGGCATCGAAGGAATTATTTCTGTATCCCCAGCAAGATAAACAGGGCTATCACTGTATTGGATACTTGAAAGAATTCCAACATTAGTATAATCAGTTGTTACTTCAGAAGTTAATGAAACAATTGTAGTTTTTGAGACAGGATCATAAGAGGCAGATAAAGCCTGATAAAGGGCCCCTCCAATTTCTATAAGTGTCTTACTTCTAAATAAATTAACTATATTCGCGTTTACAAAGGAGATATTTGTTGAACCAGAAATTATAGGATTTGCTGCATATCCCACACTATAAAAATTAACCGAGTCATCAGCAACAAAAACTTTTGGGTTAGTTAAATCTGCTGGAATAGGAGACGCGAGAGAAACTTTTGTTCCCACAAGATCATAAGAAACATTATTTACCAAAAAGAAAAATTGAGTGGCCCCATCAGGCATCTTTGCACTGACCACGGTACCCGGTATTATTTCTGAAGTTAAATCGATACCCTCAAAGTAAAAAAAGGATGTTCCTTGTTTAATCTGTAATAAATTCTGAAAAATAGGAGCATATTCAGTAGTTTCATTTGGAAAAATATAATCAGCTAGGACCACATCAGTTGGACTTATTCCAATAGAAACATTCAAAGTATCAGGGCTTAGCTGAATAATTCCTCCAGAAGCAACCTTTATACCAGCCAAAGAATATTCAGCTTCTCGACTCTCATTAAAAACACGTAAAACATTAATAGAAGAAGCATCTATGCGAGTATTTAACATACCAAACTGAAAACTCGTACCGTTTACTTGTAATCGAGAATCTAAAACAGTACAGTAAGATGTCCCATCTGAGTATGTTAAGTCGTTAACTTGCTTAGATAAAGGAGTATAGGTAATATCGATTAAGTCCCCAGGAACTAAGGGATTAACAAAATAAACCCATCCAGTAAGATAACTGACTGCAAAATCAACATCCTCATTGAGATATATTTGATTTTTTTGTAGAAATATTGAACCTTGTTCTATAGGAAATAGAGCAGTCTGTAATGAACTAGTCCCAGTAGTGACTTTTATAACTTGAGTTTGAGTAGTCGCCTCAACCATGTAATTAACTTCGTAGACATCTCCGATCCCGGGATGATCTTGAGCAGCTGGCTTTAATCTACCAAAATCAAATTGAAATAAAATATCATCTGTAGATTCTGCTGGATAAGATACCTTTTGAGGATTCCCATTAAGGGTTACGCTAAAACCATGATTGATTTTATCACTGTAATCTGTCGCTACATACTTAACAATGGGTTCCCCTATAACAGATTCTATGGCATCAATAGCACCTGCATTTGGTTCAAGAATATAATCCCTGTAGACAACCTGATCGAAACCACCAATATTTATATGCTCCGAACCTGGCAATATCTCATTAACTGGTTTTCCTTGAGCATCAATGATATAAAAATTTCCCGTCTCGGTCACGGACGTGCTAGGTGTTGCATCTAATTCTTTTAAAAACATTAAATTGGCAACAAAACGCTGACTAGGTGGAGGCGGTGGAGAGTAAATAGGATTCTGAGTATAATTTAAGGCATAATCCTGATTCCTAACTTGAGGAATATCATTGATCTTCAACGAAAAAGATTCTTCAGGATAAGGTACGACAGGAAGTGAGTATTGAAAAGTATCGTATTGGGTCTTTTGTGAAAAAACCTTATTGGTTACAACTGCAATGTCCATAAGATCAGGAGCATTTTGAACGATAGTCTTAGTAAAGGCTAAATCAATGCCATCAGCCAGAGGGCTCAAACTTAAAGAGGTTGAGATTTCACTTCCCGTTGTAGCATCATATTTCCAACGTCCTGATTTAGTGTCGAGCGTAACATCATTATTCGAATACTGAATATCAGTTCGACCAATAGCCCACCTTTTTGCAGTATAAGAGGTACTCGAAGTATCTCCTGCAAAGGGAGAGGTAAGAACTAAAGACGTATTACTTACTGTATGGTCAATCTTATAATATTGTTGATAATAATCAGCCTTTATAAAGTCTCCAGGAGCAAGTTGAGATGACCATAATGTTGATGTACCATCTACTACCTTACTGCCACTTGTAAAAGATGCAAGGCCAGTTAAAGTATTCTTTAAAGAATCTGGTTCAACAATGTAATCCCTCGAACCTAAATTAAGGATGATTTGATAAATACCTTCAAAAGTAGGTATTGCATTCAAACCAAAACTATTCGAACTCAATATTCCAGTTACCGTAAAAGTAGTGTCATTTGCAATGACTTTATCTGCAACTTGAAGAGATGACGCACTAAATCCTGTAAAATTCCTAACAGTACTATCCAGAGGACTAAAAGAGCCATCACTTCCAAGTACGGTACTGTTAGGAGGATTATAGACACCTCCATCATAAACAGGGCCTGTGGAATAAGCGTTATTCATCCCAGATTTAACTCCCCGAATCTCAAAAGGAGTTAGATCCAATGACTGATACGATAGTATGGTGTTTAAAGGAGTCGTCATGATTAAACTAATCTTCCTATTCCTGGTGCTGCGGGTATTGGCACAGGACCAACAGGGGGCGGTGTAAAAGCCCCTATATCAGTCAATATGACTATACCCGTAGTCGTAATATGGTTACATATCCCAAAAGCCATTGAAGATACAATCTCTCTTATTTTAGATCCCGAAATTAATCTAAAGATTTCCTGAGCCAAAATAAACGCTTCCAAGCCCGTTGGAACCAACCCTAAGATCTTACCTGTTCCAGTGCCTGGCCCTCCTCCAATCACGGTTCCTTGAACCAATACGGAGGTCATAACAGATGTCGTGACTCCAAAAGAAACAGCATCAAATAATTTAGGCAAATCTCTTCCCACAAGCCCTTGAGACGACGCTCTGAAAAACATAAGAGCCGACATTGCTTGTGGAAATAATCCTGTTACCGTCCCAGTCTGAGTTCCAGCTCCTGGACCCACAACTATATTTGTGCTATTCACAACAGAAACAGCCATTAAATACTGACACGTTGCCATGGACACAGCCGAGATTATATCAGGTAACTTACTCCCAGCCATTAACTGAGATGCAGCCTTAAGCTGTATCAAAGATTGCATCTGTGCAGGTATTAAAGGCATTAGCCAACACTCACCTTCATCGAACCTTTTAATGGAACTCCTGTTGTATAATCAAAATGCGAGAAGATTCCCGGGAATCCCGATACAACACCTCCTATTGCGGCGCCATTTCCAACCTGGACAATAGGCGCATTAATCTGAACAGCGACATTACCTGTAATCGCAACATTGGTCCCGGACATTGTGATTGCTCCAACAGCCGTAGATATTTTTATTGTTCCAGTACCAACACTAATTTCGTAACTTCCGCCTCCAACAAAGGTCTTATATGTACCAGTCAAAAGATTTTCTTCGATACTTCCTGCAGTAACAAGAGTCGATCTTTTTCCAAAAGTAGTTATTGTCTCGGTAATATCGCCTCTAATAACCGTTAGCTCATCATTACCTGTTGTAATCGTAGTCTTTCTGACACCAAACTTACCTTGCATCTCTTTAACCACAGTTTCTGACATCACTCCCAAAACATTTATACTTTTATCGCTTTGAACAGATTCAGTAGAAGAGCCAGTAATATTTTCAACTTTCAACCCATTAATCGTCGATGTGTAATTAACACAGGTCTGCTGCTTATCACCAGAAACTACCTGAGAAATATTAGCCTTATAAAGCTCTGTCTTAGCAAAACCGTTATTATCAGCACTGTTTACTGTAATGCTTATCCCGTTAGTTGCTTGAATGCTATAACTCTGTCCAGCCTCGTTAAGATTATGAGCCCCTAAATTCCATCGAACTCCACCTCGAGTAGTTAGATCCCAAGAATTGTTATCAAGGGCCGTAGATCCCCATATCTCCTTTAAATTACCTTGAGCAAGAATAGACATCGATCGCCCTGCACCTAACTGATTAGCTGCAGAAGCAGGAAGATTTAAAATGTAATGCCCTTCTTTATCAACCCCTACAAAGGCCCCGGACTTCGGGAAGTGCAATGAATAAGCAAGTCCTATCTTTCCAGGCTCATCCATGTTATTATCATCAAGGGCTTTACCTAAAGTAAAATTCCCTTTTTGATCTTTATCAGAAAGAAATACTTTTGCTTTAAGGACATTTCCATATAATTGGGGGTCACGAATATCAGGACCAATGTAATTACCAAGGGCCATTCGAACGACAGGATCATGATCCGAAAGATTTGCTGAGCCATTTACATCATTATTGTCCAGAATCCCATTAGCCATGTCCGAGACATCAACCCGATACTCAGTATAAAATTGAGTGTCGTAAGTAATATCCTGTCCTTGAGGGACGATATAGATATTGTCTTTCCCACTTGGTTGAGGGACGGCACTTCCATTGTTTGGAAGTTTGTTTCCCTGGCTATCATATAGAACTAAACTGTTTCTTAAAGCAGGTCCCGAACTTATAGAAACACCATCAGCAAAAGTAAAATTTGTCACAGAGGTAGAAATAATAGCCTGGTCATCATCTCGAATTATTATGGAGTCCTGACTATTATCGTGAATCTCCACAGTATTGTTTAAAAAAACCATTCCACCCGCAGGAGATGTAATGGAGATATCACCTGGAGTTAATTTTCTAAACTTAAAATCGACTTCATTTATATCACTTGTAGATAAAGAATCTGGTAAGATTTTTACTGTGTTAAAATTTAAGGCCGAAGCAAGACCTGCAGCAAGATAAGAAAGGCATAAAGGTGATCCTTTTCCATCACCCTCGTCATAAAAACCAAAAATACCCATGGCCCCTTTTTCGGGGAGTGTTGCAATACATCCAGCAGGGCCCATGTAAGGGAAACTTATCGGAACTCTACTTCTAGCCCCATCACTACCATACCAGCGTATGGTCATTTGATATTTATCTATATCGACTTCTTCTATGACACCAGCACGTATATAAAAGTATTGGTTGAACTTATTAGGCCCATTAAAATTACTAAATACGGAATGGGGTTTTTCACCCTGTCTGTATTGTCTTGTTGGAGTTCCCATTTATTTACCTTATCTTATTTACCAAAATTAAACGAGTACCCTAAATCAGATGTAATTCTATTTTCACCACTAAATGGAACATTTTGTACTCCATCTTTCATATTAACCATAGTATTATTAACTCCTGTAGAAACAGTATCCGCTAATCGATCATTATTACTTATAGCAGCTTGTGCTGGCGTAAATATTGTCTCCAAATTAGATACTGCAGTAGGATCTATAACATCAATTGTTCCTAAAATTCTCGGAGTTTCTGATCCCGTATTTAAATAAGCAGGGACAGCCCCTTCTTGATTATCAAAGAAAAGAGTTCCCATAGCATCTGACTCACTTTGATACAAAGGCCTTGCCATGGTTGTAAGATAAACATCTTTAAAAATGGGAGGCCCGACAGTCTCACTTGAAATAAGAACAGGATCAAGATTTCTTCCGTATGGAAAACCACCTATTAATTGATAGCCATCGCCATCTGTATAAGGTATTGTTGTTGTAGTCGTTGATAATTCCTGATCCGTGGCTCTTGAGCTTATAACATACCCACCTGGATCTGAAGAAACAATTCTATTTTCAGACCGTAATAAGGATTCTCTTAAAACATCTTTAGGATTTGACTGAACAATAGAATTTGAATCAGTTGGAGTCGGAGCTGATTTATCTAGTCTAAAAACAGTATCAATATAGGGAGATCCTTTTTGTGCAGGACTATTAAACAAATTATCCAGATTGTAAACTTTTTTACGTTCAGTCTCTAAAGATAAGGTTGTAACAAAAGAACCCCCATAATCAAAACTGTGATTAATGGCTTTCACATAATGGAAACTATCTCGATGCTCGATATAAACTGGATACCCAAGTCTCATTTCAGGTCGTCCTGGAATAGTTACGGTTCCTGTAAGGGTCTTTGCATTGATTAAGGTCATTTGACCGACAGCAAATGCCTTGGCCATATTACCGTCTTTTATATATTCCATCCTATGTTCTACATGACGGACACCAAATCTTTTAGTAAGGTTTACATCCATGAAAAACCCCACACCCTGACCAAAAGTCAAATACTTAAATAAAGGATCCATGGGTGTTAGCACTGTCATTGATGTTACAATTCCCTCGGTATCCTGATTAACGGAATAACTAATAATGTCACTAGGCAACAGGGTATAGGGTAATAAGCCCTTAACATTCATATTATAAAAAGGAGGTTTAAAAACAAAATTACCATTCACATCCTGAAAAAACTCAAAGTCACTTCGGGTCTTCACGTTAGTAGCAATATCGAGTTTAGTCATATACTCAGAATTTTCAAACTGACCCATTTGCCCAAGGTCACCAAAAACGCTAAACTCCCTCAAAAAACCTCCATCAATAGTATACTGATTAGAGTCTTTAGGAGCGACTCCTTGGCCAACATAAGAATCGCCACCTGTATTCATCACGTTAACTTCTGGTTGCCTTGTCTGTATCCCATTTTTATCAACTTGTTTACCGTTAATTCCATACAATTTCAATAAATTGCCCATTGTTGCAAAACGCTGTTTCCAATAATTCATTATTCCAGGAGCTTGATCAAAAGGATTTACTGGCCATATACTATCTGGAGCGGTTTTCTGAGCAACCCATGAAGGAACTACAAAACTATCCCACCCCATTAACACTATCAGAGAATAAATAATCTGATAAGGGTTACTTGTATTGAAAGTAGTACCCCATACACTCAAGTCAAGATTTCCTCCAGCAACCTGATTGGTTGCCACATCAGGATGTACGTTCAAAGTACTGTAATGTAACCAATGAAGCATATCAGCACAAACTAATCCAATTTTATAAACTCCTCCACTATAACTTTCATCTACATTAACAATAAATCCCCAGAAACTTGGATAATATTTAGGCTGACCGTTAACTAAATATCTCCCTTTGAAATAAATTTTCACTTCCATCATAGGAGAAAATAAAGGAGCTCGCACAGGATTACTATTAGGATCATTTGGATCAGGCCCTGGAAACAAAGCCCAATATTTAGAATTTGGCCCATATATTGGAGTAACAATTTCTATATTTGCAGAAGAGCTTCCTGGAGGATCAACATTATTTTGAACGGATACTGTTGTTATACCGTCATTAAAAGAAAGATTCCCATTATTACTTGAAACTGGAGCTATAACTGTTGTTGTAAGACTTCCTCCTATATAAACCAAGACATCGGGAGCAAGTTTTGTTACACCACGATTATAAAATTCTTTTAAAGTAAATATCCCATTAAGATCATTTGCCATACTTAACCTATATTCTTAGTTGTAGACGTATTTAATAGAACATTTAAATCAGATATTAATCTGACTGGATTAGTCTCCTCACCATAAGTCGGGATCTTAGAAAAATGCCCTCTAATTTCATTATAATCATTAGACAATGAACTTACAACAAATTCAAAATTATAATCAAAAAGAAAAGGTTTTTCTGCGACTTCATCGATCGTAAAGTTATTGAAATGACCCAAAAAAATTTGATTGTCGTAACTTAACTCAACGCCATGAATAACACCTATCACTCGAGTTAAAGACGCTTTAAGTGCTGTAGGATCAACGAGATTATAACCATTGTTTCTATAAGCGTACAAAAAAGCCAGAAAATTCTTATAGGCAAAGGATCGACGTCGACTTATAGTTGTTAATCCAGTTCCTTCTACCATAAATGCTGCAGTAGTACCATTAGATGTTATTAAATCTTGATTAGGGCCCCATAACTGTGTCACAAAACCACTTCTCGTATAATTAGCATATACCGATGATGTTTTATTATGGTTCATACTCGAAGGATTAATTAATAAAGTTATCTGTATTCGATTACCATTACTATCACAGGTTGATAAAGTCATAGGTAACGCAGCAGAAAGAGCCCCTGTAAGATTAGGATCTGGAGCAGGCAGAGATTCCGTAATCGGAGCTCCCGCCTCCACAAGCAAATCTGATCCTGAAAGACCATACAATTGAGAATAATCTGAAGTCTGGATACCTGCTAAAAAGATATCCATATCACGTCTGATTTGGTCACGAGCATTAGCCGGATCGGGTCTTATTTGGCTCATAATTTTAACTCAAAAAAGAATAAACTGTTTTTTCAGCCTTAAAAGTGATCGTGTAAATAAATCTAAAAGGAGTATCAGCACTCTCTGTTAAGTCAAAGCTTTCAAAATACCCCAGATAACTAGCATAATCATAACTTAATTGAATAAATAACCTATCCGAAACTAAGCCTCGAGTATCGAAAGAAGCCCCATTAGCATTCATCAACTGCATCAATTGCCTAAACTCATTATAAGATACTGTATCTCGACGTCTCTTTACGGTCAATCCACTATTATCACCAACTCCATGAGGTTCAGTACTTCCAAGATCTGCAATATCGTTATATTGGTTAAATATTGTACGGACTTCTTGGGCAGTTTGAGTCACTCCCTGAGGAGTTTTAATGTAAGGCGTCGGACCTTCCCAAATAAATCCTGCACTGCTTCCTTGAAAAGTAATTGTATCAAGCTCTTCTCCCCAATGATCCTCTACCCAACTCGACATGGTCTGGGTTCTATTTATCATTTTTGCCAAATTAACACTTACCGATGAAGGGTTAATAGTCAGTTTAATTCCAACAATATTATAGCCATTAACCACATATTTAAAAGGACGGCCATTTCCATCTACTGTCTGAATAATAAATTTAACTTTATCAGGGGCCGAGGTCACGGCCTGGGAATTATATAAATAACTCTGAATATTCTGTATATAATTTTGATCAGATGCTGCAGAATTTAGATAATTTTCGAGTCCTACTGACTGTATTTGATTACCCATGTTATTATGCCATTCCTGTCAATTGTTCTTTATATAGTACTCCTCTAACTTCATTAGCTATTCTTTGGGCCAGATCTTTTTCTGTAGCCGAAACGTTTATATTAATGGTTTTCCCTCCACCACCTACAGCTCCGCCTAAAGCACTATTCATAGCACCTCCATTTAAAAGAGGTGTTGTCCGCATTCTAGAATTACCAGCACTAGGAAAAATAGATTCTCCAGAATGTAGCTGAACAATACCAGGAGAGGTCACCCTTTCAGGCATTCCCATGGTAGCTTTTGTAGGAGTAGCCGTAGGAGTAGATCCTATGGCTGAATCCATAATACGCTTATTAACATCATTTATGTAAGCAGCAACTTGAGAAGATACATTTTCACCCTTATCATTAACTAAATGACTCATCCAATCTTTACTATCTGCCTTTATTGCATTATCTACAACTGTGTCACCTTGAAAATAAGCGGCAATAGCTTTCTTTGGATCTCCACCATATTTAGTTAACTCTTTTTGAAGTACTCGACCTCCAACAGCTAATCCTGTTTTAGTATCTGTAAGGTCGACTGTTCCTGGAGCAGTCATTTTATAATCTGATCCATAAGTAGGTAAAGTTCCACTTTTACCTCCCTTAACTCCCAGAACGTCTCCTGATTCTTTAACAACCCTTTGTGCAGTATCTTTAATAACTTGCATTGGACCACGAGCAGTAGATAAGACATTCCCTGCTTTATCTTTAGGAACGGCCATAGCATTTCCACCAGATTCATGACCAACTATAGCCTGCATTAGAGAAGGACTTAATTTAGCATCCTTGGGAAACTTTTTATTAAGATCATCAACAGCTTTTGTAACATCATCAGGTTTTACATTTTTTATTTCATTTGTAATTTTATCTGAAGCGTCCTGTTGCATTTTTTCTTCTTCTTCAGGACTTATATACTCATCAACACCTTTAACTTTACTTCCAAAAGCCTTAGTCAAAAATTTAGCTATAAAGCCTATACCTTTATTCATACCTTTAAATAAAGTAGTACTATATAAACGGTATTTAGCCTCATCTCCCATGATATCCATGGTCTCTTGGCTTGAAAGAGTCAAAGAAGTTATCTTTTTAAAGGTATCATCACTTTTCTTAGACATTTCTGCAGCAGAGGCCTTTTGGTCATCAATGCTATTAAAAGCAGCCTTATTACTAACATCATCCGATTTAAGTGTCTTTTGTAAATTAACCAATTCTTTTTTAGCAACAACTTTATCCTGCACTAAAGTCTTCTTAAGAATAGCCCTAATAACTTCATTACTTTTAGCTAAATTTGCCATTTCCTTAGCCTGGACTGGATCCATTCCAGCTTGTAATAAAGCGTTATTAAGATCTTCAAAACCTTTTTCATTACCACTATCCATTTCAGTTATAGCATCCCCAATACCTTTTTTTGTCTCATCCGTGGCATCAATTAATTTACCACCAAAATCACCCATGTAATCCGAAAGATCACTTAATTCCTTATTTACAAATTGAGCATTCTTAACAATTGTTCGTAAAGCCGGAACAGATAACCCTGTTAATTGACTCGTCTTTTCTAAAACAGCCAAATTATGCTCATCTATCTTACCTATATTAGTTAACCCAGGAATCATACCTTTAAGCAAGGCTGGAACTATATCGGATACATTATTGGCCAAATCCCCAAAATAAGTACCTAATCCAACATAATCTCCTTTTTGGGCCAAAATCGTTGCTTTTGTATAATTAGCTTGATCTTTTTCAGCATTTACAAGATCAGTATGCAATTTATCCAAAGCAGATAAATTTTCTTCAGTTCTGGGCTTAGCTTCAACAAGTTTAATTTCTTCTTTTATTTTAGTTGCTTTAGTCCCTTGTTCTCCAGCCTTTTTTTGAAAGGCCCCTGCAAGATCGAACCCTCCAGACTTAGACATCTGCATGATTAAAGCACTTTGAGCACGATCGGTAGATTTAAATACAGATAACATATCCTGGGCAGCAGCCTCGGCATCTTTTACACCCCCTATTTGATTTTGACTGAAAGTTTTAAGTAACTTTCCTGCCGAATCAATTTTAACACCATAAAGAGTTAAAGATGCTGTAGCATTCTGAACGGTATTCCAAAAATTATTAGTTGACATACCTGATTTTTTAGCGTCAAAAGCAACTTGAACAAAAGATTTATCGACTTCTGCTAAATCCTCTCTAAAATCATTCAGTAAAGTGCCCATATAAGCACCAACCTGAACTATATCAACCCCTAAACTTTTACTGGCTTTTGCTGCTACATCCACAGCGGTTCTATAAGTGGTAAGGCCCCCTTGTAACCTAGTTATATTATAACCAGATTGACTCAAGGCTTCCATAAAACCTCTTATGGCATCTGCATTTAAGCCATCCCTAATATTAGCAGAAGCGTTATAAATCTGGTCATTAAATTCCTTAAATTGCCCTTCAACATCACTCGTCATAATATCAGGTCCACGAATACTAGCAAACCCTTTATTAGCATTTTTAACAAAGGTATCTGCTTGTACAGTTATATCAAATAAGGCTTTCCCCGCAGCCATAGCTATACCCGCTGGACCTCCAAAGATTTTAGAAACTCCTCCAAGAGCACTACCTAAACCTTTAGCCATTCCTCCCATACTTTTTAATTTATCTGCAACTTCTCCAGCCCCTTCTGCTGTTTTTAGCATATCCTTAGGAGAACCTTTTAAAGAATGAAATAAATCTTTAAAAGATCCAGCACCCTCGGCCATATCAGCAAATCGCTGAGTTGATACTTTTACACCACCAGAAACATTTTTATTTAGAGAAACAGCTTCTTTCGTTATCGTAGCAATTCTTTTTTTCTGTTTATCTAAAGAAGCAGCATTAAAAGGCCCCTTCAAATTTTTAATATGTTCAATTCTTTTTTGAAGAACAGCCATCTGCTTGTTTACTATAATAACTTTCCCTACTGGCAATCCTTTTTCCAGATGGATTTTCTTCATATTCTTGGCTATATCGTCTATAGTCTCTTCAGCATATTCTAATCTTTTTCCAAAATATTCAGTACCACCTGCAGCATTTTGGAAATTCTTATTAATATTTTGCGTTGTCTTTTTAGTGGCTTTCTCAACATTTTCCAGTTGGCGCTGTACTTTTTTTAGCGCTTCTTCCATTGCTTTCATATTTGCAGGGGTCGGATCAGCCATATTTATTTCCTACCGGTTAAAACTTTTCCACCAACTTTTGATAAATAACGCTCTTTATCTTCAGGCGTTGCTACATCTTCAGGAGGAAGAATAATAAGATTATTACTCTTTTGAGACATTAATTCTGACATCTCTTTTGGAGTAAGTACTCTTTGTTCACCACTTAAAGGTTTTTCGCCTTCATGTTTCTTATTAGATTCCTCAATTTTTTCCTGAGCCTTTCGATTATGCTCTTCAGCATTTTTCTCTAATTGATGTAAATAATCATCAATAAATTTATCGTGCCGATCTTTCAAACCGTGCATTTGGCGTTCAAGTTCAGCCACAAGTTCCTCAGCAGTATCCACAGGAGCTGCCCATCCCATAGCAGTCCAATTAGTACTTTTAATTGGACCTTCTCTCGATAATTTCTTCCTCTTATCTTCCATGGTTTGTAAGCTAGCATCATGCTTCGCTCTCAATTGCTTGGCTCCCTTTGCATTGGAGGCCGATGCTATTAAAACAGCAAAAGAAAACTGCTGGTTATAAGCTTCTTCCTCATCAAGAGTTTTATTTAAATAAATCCAATTTTCCTGAAAAACATTTAAACCAAGATTCTCAGATCCAGCAATACCACTTAAAAAATTTAAGCCTAAAATCTTCCACAATCTTCGATATTGAAAAGCATAAGAAAATCCTTCAACAAACTCTAAAGCTAAGTACATTTTAACTTTCAATAATTCGAGTTCTTTAAGAATCTCCTTACAAAAAACAGCAGGCATAGAAATAAAAAATTGATATAGCTTTTTAATATACTCATCACGATTTATAATGACATTTTCCTGACCTACCATAAAAACACTAAAAGCCATATAATAGGAATTAAATATGCTTTCATAATTAGGCCTGTCCAAAGATCCAGAATAATACTTTATTAAATCGTATTCCTTATTATTAACAGTCTTAAATACAAAAAGCTTACCCGCAAAATTAGCATGCATGCTAAGAAAGCCCTTAAATACCATATCAGATATAATTTGATAAGCTTCTATTCGTTCCATTAAATATCAGTTTTTGCTAATTTTTCGTCTTCTTCAGCAATCTCCTGGTTTACTTTTTTCTGCAATATTTCTGTCTCGGTTAAATTCTCATTATCCTCTTCTTCCTCTATGACCGGCTTTATCTTCGTATCTTTTTCTTCTAAAGGTTTCTCAGAAACTGTGAATACTTCATACTTTGCATTATTTCTTATTTTGTTTTCAGTCTCTTGTACCATATTCGAAAAAACATCAAATAATAAATCTACCATAGAAGATGGCCACTGCCCCAGATAATCAACCATGAAAAGAAATTTAGACTTAGTTTTAGTTTTACCTTCATCCTCATAAGAAATCAATTCCTTAGAAAGATCTATATCAGTAATTACCTCTTTACCGCTTGCATCAAGTTCTTTTAAAATCATCCTTTTTATACTGCAAGCCAGCGTATTTCTTTTCAGAGCTTCTACATACTGAGTTTGATCAATGTCCTTACAAGCCTCTAATATTTTCACTTCTTCTGTAGAGATAAGAGGTTCGAGTTCAAAATGTAACCCTTGTTCTTCAAAATCAACATTTTTACGAGGAGAAAATGACTTTCTAACCGCATTGAGGATGCTATCAATTCCCATAACTTTCCTTTCGAAAATTTTATCCAGATATGACGAAAAACAAAATAATTAAAAGACAAGCTTTTCCTGAGGATATCAACGGAGATTTTTAGAGTTCTGAGATCTTATTTGTATTTTAAGAAATTTTATTTGTTATTTAAATTTTATTTTTATTTAAAATCGGGCCCTCTTTAAAGGGCCCGACTTATCCTTAGGAAACTCTTACTTATACGAAACGCTTCGACATCGACGGCTGTTGATCCAGTACCGAGAACGGCTCTACTTCACTTGATGTGTATGGATATTTTCCAGGTCCAGCAAGTATATCAGACACGTTAATCGTTACTGTCTCCTGTACCATCGCGGTATCAGAAGCATAAGAAACAGAGTAATCCGAAATCCAGCAAGCTTCGTAAAAAGTCACGATTGCGTACTGGTTATTAATACCTTTTTCGTCCAATGAGTCCTTCGTTACCTGATTAATATTCGGAACAACACTACCATCTGTCATTCCTGCTGCCAGAGCACTAAAAACAAGCTCCTGGCGAATATCAAACGGCCAACGATGATGCTTCAGAGACCGGGCAATGCCGTCCATACCTGCCTTATATCCAAAAACTTGAAAGATATTCGCCAAGTATAGGGCTGTCCGAGTAACCGATATTGTCATTGGATCCGTAACCCCAGGCACCAACTCAGCAATTTGGTCCCCAAAACCAATACCACGTATAGGTTCTATCGTACGTGCCTCAGATGGATCAAATGTTGAGATCACACCTATCTGCACTTGTTTACCAGTAGAATTATAGGCAAATATTCGGTTCTTAGAACTAATTACCGAGAGGGTATTCGGAGTTACACCTTTTCTAAAAATGTAACTATCAGTATCACGGGCCATGAAATCCTCCCTTAAAATTTACTTCGATTATTTATTGAAACAGTTTATCCAGCTCTTCTTTTTCAGTAGCTGTTAATTCGCCAACATCATCCAAAGAAAGCATTCCGATATTCATCTCAACACCTTCAATATTGGCGAGCATGTCCGTATTAACAACTTTTTTCTTGGCCTCGACTTCTTCGTCGTCTTTCTTCATCTCTTCTGGGGCCTTACCAGCTTCCTTATCCTCTTCTTCTTTTTCGTCTTTCTTAGCAGCATCTTTTTCTTCTTCGTCTTCAACTTTTTTTGCTGCTGTAGCATCGTCATCTTCATCGTCTTCTTTTTTCGATGCTGTAGCGTCATCATCCTCGTCCTCATCTTTTTTTGCTTCTTTTTCAGGAGGACATTCTTTATCATCTTCTTTTTTCATAGATTCTTTTTCAGGAGGACATTCTTTATCGTCCTCTTTTTTCATTGCTTCTTTTTCTTCAGGAATTTCTTCCTTGGCATCATCATCACTTGTGCCACAAACATCCTGAACAAGAGCAAGAGCTATTGCATCAGAAGCAGCCTTTGACCAGAAATACTCACTGGCCTTTTTTGCTTTCTTCTTCTCATCTTTTTCGTCTTTCTTCTTATCCTTGCCAATACCCTTCGTACCGCATTTTAAGCAGTAACCGGTCTGGGCCATAACTTTAGGATTCCCACATTTTGGGCATTTAACCATTTTAACTTTTTTCTTCGCTGTACGTGATTCAAATTCTTCGTCGGCCATTTTAGATACTGTATAGGCCATAGCTCTCAGACTTTCATTAATAGGATCGTTCTCCTCAAAGTTCTGAGAGAGGACGTCCAAACTTGCTATAATATTCTTGCGATCCATTATACTTGCCTCCCTTTGAGTTTGTTGTCGATTTCTTGTCGGATAAAAATCAGAATTATTCTTTTCTTTCCCATAAGATTGAAGCGAGTCAGCTTTCGCCTTCTCATAACTTTCATTCATAAGTCGTTCTTCCGGCCGAAAGTATAAACGCTTCTCAACCGGGATAACAGTAGGATCAAAAAGAAATTCTAATATGTTATTTGCAATTTTCTGGGGATTCATAATTTGTCTTTCTAAAAGGGGCCCGACCCTTTCAGGTCAGGCCCTATTTAATTTAAACACTCGTCCGAAGATTGAAAGTAATCACAATCCACAGCAACGGGAATATTGGAGCGTAAAACGCCTGCACATTGATAATCGTAGGATCACTCGGGTCTTGTACTGCCGTTACATTGGAGTAAGCCTGAATAATCTGTGCCTGTTGCAGAGCAGACAGATAAGAACTCAAAGTCGATACAATCTCTGAGGTTCTCTGTGTCAGCAACTTCGTTCCAATATATGGACTCAATATCGACCGAGCACCTCTTTGTACAAAATCCTTTGTACGAATAACCGAAGGTGTCCGAGTCAACACTGAAGACGTATCTGTGGTCAATCCAAACTTAATCTGAATTCCCGCAGCCAATTCTTCAAGAAGAGTAATACCTGAATTCGCTGTCTGTGCAGCTGTTACCGAATCCAACCGACGATATAACCGTGTGATACCTGTAATTGGTTTCTTCGTGATAGGCTCTGCAACATCAAAAGCAGGCGATACATCACGACCAGCAACTGCGGCCGCGAGCAGGGATCCATCAACCAGATACTCAACGTTATTACCAAGAGCATCCGTCAGAGTGATTATTCCACCATCAGGATAAATAGCAATCATACGCTCACTATTTATTGCTTTGGCATAGGTCTGAGCTGTCGTAGGGCTTGTATTAAGAGCAAATCCGAAATAAGACATATGCTCATTACCGTAACGAATACCTGATTGAATGATATTCGAACTCTTCAAGTAAGTAATAACATTCGTAGATGTCGTAACAGGCTCAATAAGAACTGGACGAACATCTCCAGCAAGAGGCTCATTGAAATAATCTATACCTGCAATGTATCTCGAATCAGGGGCATCAGTTCCACCCACAGTCTTCTGAATCTGAAGAAGAATTATTGCAGTGGCGCCATTAAGGAAGGCCAAATGAGCAGCAAGTCCCAGTTTATTATTAATGGTCAAAGATCCTGTGCTGGCAAAAACGTTTGCCTCATTGGTATACACAGCAGCCTTGGTTAATCCATTGGAATCAAACTGTTTCGTAGCCTCAAATGTTACGTAGTAAAAATCTCCTATGTTTGGTTCTTGACCACTTCGAGCATACGTATTAATAATACCTGTATCTCCAGGATTGATTCCTAAAGTAGTCTGTACTCTTACTTTAAGGCCTGGAATTGCTCGAGTTGGAGTATTTGAAACAGCGATCAAAGGAGATACTACATAGCCTATATGATCAGCAGCCTGATAAGTTACTAGATTTCCTTGATTTACAGTAACTCTAAAACCAGTCTTCTTATCGATATAAGTCTGATTTAGATACCCTGTATTATCGCCATTACTACCTGACCCATTAGCAACATTTGAAGTTACTACATAAGTATTTGCATCTTGGAACGTTAATTGAACTGTTTCTGCAACGGCATATCCAGGAACTACTTGTGCATCACTATTTGTAGGACCGTTTCCAGCAGGATATGTAACATTTTCTGTTCCAAAGTCAGGATCTGAAACGGAAGTATCCGTACCACCCGACCATTGTACATCCATCGCTACACCCGAATTGACTCCAGTGATTGTATACAAACCAACACCGAGACCACCCGAGGAAACATCTGTTAACGTCCAGACATCATCAGGAAGACTGTTTGAATACTCTGTTACGTACACATTTGTTCCAGCAAGAGGAGTAGTCTGATCGGTAACCTGAATAGTCTTAGTGACATCTTCAACTTTAATAATGTCTATGACTGTTGCATCTGTTGGAGAAGTTCCAAAATAACCTGTAAGCAAAAGGGGATTTTCTGTCGGAACAGCTAAGCCTTCACCAGTCATAGGAATTGCTTCGATAGCAAAAGTCGTTTTTGTGCTATCAGGTACCGTTGAAGATAGTCTACGATAGTTATGAGAATCATAAAGAGTTCCAACTATCACACTATCATCAAAATATGTAAATCCAATAGTATGCTGACCAGAAGCAATCTTAAAAGATTGTCCCCAGTTTAGCGTACTGAAATTACCTGTTGTATCAAGAATAAAATCTGTACCTTCAACAAAATCTGATGTACCAGGAGCAAACCCAACTTTGTCGATACTGGCAACATAGGGTGAAGGAAGAATATCAGAAGTATGTTGTAATTCATTTGAATAATAAGTAACCAGAACAACCGAACCAAGAGCTGGAGCTGAAGGCAGAGTGATTAAACCTATGTCTCCATCAACTGCTGTTGCCGCAACAGCAATGGCATTAACTGTCACACTGACGTTTGTGGGATCAGTTGTTGTTAATCCACCATTATCACCACGAACAATTGGATAATAATGAGTCTGAATAGTCTTTGTAAGACCATCGACCTGATCGCTCAAATCTTCATTGATATGATGATCATCAAGACGTTTGAAGAAATAAGATGCAAGTACAGTATCTCCAGCAGAAGGAATCTGGACGAGATAAATCTGTCCAGTGGTTCCATTTACGGAAGCTACGGGAACTGGATCGCCATTAACTGTAACTCTAACATTATTGATATCGTTTGTCGTTGAACCTGTACCATTACCCGAGACAATAGGGTAATAAGTAACCTGAACAACTCGCTCAGAACCAGTAAACTGGCTTGATACGTCTTCATCTACGATAGGATTATCCGCCATGGAACTCGAACCACGAATCATCTCATAATTCGTAGTCGTGATCGTATCGGCGGCAACACCAATAAAGGCTGGAATTCTAAGCTCACCAGCGGCTGTTGCAGTCGGCGCCTGATCAAGCGTTTGTGTATAAACGCCAGGAAACGCGAAACTTGGAAAAGGGCCTATAGCCATAATTGTACCTCCGATAAGGTTTGTTTCTCAATTTTTTCTTTTTGTGATCTAAATATTATTTGGATTTAACAGTAAATTTTATTTAGTATTTTATATATATTTTTGAGAAACAACTAAATCTCGGCTAAAAAGCACCCGCTTCACCACTAAACTGATCCTGACCCTTCTTAACCCTTTCCTGTCTGTGCTCCTGTAAAGCCGTAGTATACTCTTGTCTCTTCTCTTTCTGGACTTTATCTCCAAGCCCCATAACGGGCATAAACTTTCCATCTTCAGTCTTAGGCAGTTCAAATGTTTTTAACTGTTCTGCCCCTCGCCTCTGAGATTGCTTTTCATAATGCATCTGCCAACGTTTATCTGCTTCCCGACCAATGGTCATGTCTACTGGTTCAGTAGAACTTCCACCCGCCATGACTGAAGCAAATCTGCTCATCTTTCGTTCGGCACCATTATCACAATTTTTACAAGGCCGAGTAGTGCTTTCTTCCTTGGCACTAACAAGTTCTTCAAACTCACAACCGCAAACTTTACATACATATTCGTATAATGGCATCTGGATTTTCCTTTCAATAAGGATATGAACAATAACAAATTAAAAGATTATTAGTTTATGTCAGCCTCTCATAACCAAGAACAGGAGCTTTTAAAACAGGTGCCAGAGATGGGATTAGAATAATATTCTTTAGTCTCAAATTTCCAACGTAAGGAACAATACTCTGCCACTCCGTCTGGACATTAATAGAAATAGAAGACTCGTAATAAAGATCTCCTGTGGTCTCTATATGGGTCTCTTCAGTCTCACCAGAAGGCTCTACCGAATTTAAAGTAATACCTTCATACTCAAGGATATTTTTACGAACACCCCATAATTCGGAAACCACATGGTCCGACATCTGTGCCATCTGCATTGGATCCTTGGCAATAGCTGCAACATCAAAGACCATTGTCCAATGACCCCCATAGATCTTGGCCTGCTGTTCTCGAAATTGAGAAACATAAATAAATTGCTGGTCCCCCTTCTTCGCCCGCCGACCAATCGAAATAATTACCCCAGGAATCAAAGTATGAAATTCTTGAAACTCCTTAAACTCATACGGACCATTATAATAGTTTACAGGTTGCCAATGATAATCAGCAACTATTTGGTAATTTTTAGGTAGAGGCAAAAGAAAAGTAATAAGACCTGTCGTATTGTTGATAGAATAATCCACACCCTTAACCAGAGTATCAATGATTATCCCATTCTTATACGTTAAATAAATGTCCTCAGTATTTGCATCAACATGATCGTTAGCTAAATTGACTGTGGTCTCGGTTCCTGTAGTGCTCGCAAAAAGAAGTTCTTTTTCGACAACGTAAATAGGAGCGATAACCAACTGATTATCCTCAATAAAATCAATCACGTATATAGCAGGAATTGAAATCCTTCTTTTATGGTAGGATACCAATACCACATCCCCGAGTCCTGGACTCGATTGGATTAAAACAATACCATTTTTTCCATCAACCGAATCAGCTACCTGAGGAACCCCATTAACAGTCACACAGACCTGTCCTGGGTCATCGGCATAATGAGTTTCTCCAGGCCCTGCAGTTATGGGCCCTGAAGTTTTAAACTGCCTTTGAGTTGGATCCAATTGAGAAGATACGTCTTCTGTTGCATATTCAGTAACATAACCTTCATTCTCTCTTGCCCATTCGATAGATACACCAGGATAATTTCCCTGACGGCCTAACTGCACATGAGAAAAGAGATCAGACATAAAATTATCAGGCGAAAGCCTTATCTGAGACGCTGAAGCATTCCTAAAAACAAACCCATACTGCACACGTTCAAGATAAGGGTATTTATTATGAACTTTTACCTTAGCATCAAATGCTGGATGCTGGTCAAAAGCAAGTTCAATTTCATCCATGAACCTGTTCTTAACAGCATATAAAAGGTTTTGATACATTAGCTCTTTTGTCCTTCATCATAGTTCATGCTGGCAACCAGAAGCCCTTGAGCTACAGCATTAAGAGGATCTGTGGCCATGCGAATTTCAGAAACTGGAATCGGAAATTTATCTTTAACGGAACTAAAGCCCGCTTCAAAAAGATCTTTAAATCCTTTTGCAAGTGCTGTTCCTCCCGAAAGAATGATCGGTATTGCATTTGGAAGATCAATTGCTCCCTGATGCTTTATAAACTCGTTTTTCACAGTATCAAGGACTCGAAGAACCAAGCTCTTGTAATAGATAACAAGGGCCTCACGTTCCCTAAAAGTCTTTGGATCCCCATCATTAGGGTCAAGAAGATTCAAACCACGTTCTTTAATGGCTTGAATTCGACTTGCTGTTGTTCCCGTGGCCTTGGCAGCAGACTCATCGAGCCAGTCACCTGAATTAATAATTGAAAAAGACATTCCAATCATTGTTTGAAACATAAGGCATACGTTAACCATACCAGCACCCATCGAAATCGATAAGGAAGAAAAGTTTTCCTTCGCTGCATTACTATAACTTATTGCTGCAGCTTCATTTAAAGCTACAGGTTTATATCCAAGGGTTCCAATAAGCTTCGAAAACATTGCTGAGTGGTAAACAATATCCATCGCCCGATCCACCGGGATCCCAGGAATGGAATAAAAACATGTTTCATTAGGAGCGATCGCTTTTCCCATAATATTTTCGAGAAGGACCAGTAATATTTTTTCAGCTTCGAGTTCTCCAGGAGAAATAACTCCTTTTGCAAGCGGGCGACGAGCTTCTCTCTTGAAAATATTTGCCATGGTGGTTGCGGCATCGCCAATAACAAAAATCTTATCAGGAGTCTCTATGAAATTTGTCTGAGACAGTTTAAGCATTTGCTTAGTCTGAGGCTCATTATCCATATCAATAAAGGCATCACGAATAGTCTTGTATTGAATCTGGTTATTACTGTCTTGTCTTGCTGAAACCAAAAAACATGTCCCGATATCACAACCTACTGACATAAACCCTCCTCTGTAATAGATTTTATTATGGATTTTTTATACTATTCAATCGTCTCAAAGCTGCAAGGGCATCCTGAGCAGCATCAGACGACACTTCTGTCTTTTTAGCTTCAACATTACTTATTAAACCTTCAGTCGAAACTGTAGGTATATACTCTGGCCCCTGAAACTGGGCTGGTGAATCATCTTTAATTGGAGCATTATAAGAGCTAAAATTGAACCTTGATAACTCTTGTCGAACCATTTCCACTATCAAAGGGGCAATTTCTCGGACGGCACTCTTGATATCAGGAGCGGTCTTGTTTGTTATTTCTGGAAGAATTCCTCTAAGAACCAATTTTAAATCTTCCGCATTTATTATCGGACTGGAGACTCTTTCTCTAAGATATTGAACTTGATCCATATCTGAACCTCTAAGTCCTTCAGCCTGTTCCAGAACCACAATACGTCCTTTTGCTTTTTCTTTCTTTAAATCTTTTGATGCTTCATATTCTGCATCTGAGTATTGTTTTATCTGGCGATAATAAATGACGTCATTAAGGTCCTTAATAGGCACTCTTTCAGTAGAGTTTCCCATAAATTTAACCATAAGAGTCACCGATAAGTAATGACCATTAGTAGATTATTATCGAGGAGGGCAAATAAAAAGGAAGAGGTTTTGAGGCCTCTTCCTTTCAGGAGAGCAACGCAGAACGTTTCAACACATTATTAGATACTATCGTAGTCGGCTTTTTTATCTTCTTTGCCAGACTCTTCTTCTTCAGCCTGTTCTTTAGGAGTTTCGCCTTTTTCTTCTTCAATTTCTTTTTTTGACACAGCAGCTTTATCTGGGTCATAATAATAAGGTTGGCTGGCTTCAGTCTCTGCATAAGCCATCACGCCTTCACATGCTGGGCAATGGACTTTATCATTAACAGAAATGTCAGCAACTTGAATTGAATCACCAGCAGTTTTTGCAGCTTCTTGACGCTTTACATTGATTGAAGACAACGTTGCAGTATGGTTACAAGATGAACAAACAAACTTTGTAACTTCTGCTGCATCTTTTTCAATGTCATTGGCGATCTTAAGAAGTTCTTCCGCAGCTTTCTTAACATCCATAAAATAGCCTCCCTAAAAAGTATAAAATGCTTATAATGTCGAGTATAAAAGGATATTAGAAACAGGTGTATTAATAGTTTATTACGATCTGGTGAGGAAAATAAAACCGTGGTCAGCCACTAAAACTTAAAAACAGTACCATTCCTGGCACATGTTGACCGAAAACCTAAAACTATAAAACTAAAGACCAAAAAGAAACATATCTGTATCTTTTTTACATAGTATGATATTTTTCTCCATCACTCTCAATTTATTGCTAAACCTCAAGTAATTCGGAAAAAGATCGGTTCGGGCAACCACGGCAATATTGTTTAAACTCAAAGAGCTATGCTAGTCGAGGCATTATAATCATCAAGCTGATCGGTCAGCTTATTAATTTCATTCTGAGTCGTCTGGATGCTTTTATTCTTATCAGCATCGGACCACTGAGAAATATAACGAACCTGGGTATCGTTGTATCCGCTAATCTGAACACCTTTTTTAGGTTCCAATTCCCGAAGAAAATCCATATGACCTTTAAGTTCACCTAACCGAGCAATAACCTTAAACATATCACCATCAGTATTGGCTTTCATAATGCCAGCCTTTATGGAGATAAGTTTATTCACACGTTCATCAAGCAAGGTCATCAAATCGGAAAATTTCTCACCGACTTCATTACCTTCTATTGTATTCAGGCATTTGGTGATCCGCTTTTTAATCTCCTTGATCTCACCTTTAATACGAGAAGATTCTTTCATTGCACGAACAATTTTCATAATAAAACCTCATTTGTTATTTTTTATTTAATATTGATTACACACTATTATACATATTTGAAAGATGGGCATAAACAATTATCTTTTTATTTTTGCCAATTGATTATCTTTATGCCTCCAATAAAATTCCTTATTAATTTCACTCCCATCAAAAATCTCAACACAACAAACGCCTTCACCTTTAAAACCTATCACATCATAAAGATCATCCCATAAGGCAACGGAATAACCAAAAAAATAAAAACAAACTCCTCCGTAACTTGCACTATTAACCTCTAATATTTTTTTTACTTCTTCCAATTTTTCAGGCTTGAATACGATCACATAAGTTTTACTATTAAGCCCTAACAAGTAAGAATCTGAAAGCTTCTCCTTGATTAGATTAACAAGATAACCTATACGCTCTATGTCAACCATATTTGCCTGTATCTTCCCCATTAAAGAAAATTATTTATACAATAATACTATATTACATACCCTATTTAAAAAATTAATTGTATTTATTTTTAACAATGTAGAGAAGAAAAAGGATCAAGGTCATCAACGTATTGAATTCCATATTGCTTTAAAAGTTGAGACCCACCTTTAAAAACAGCTTGAAACACTGTCTTTGCAAACTCTTTTCGAGAATCATCACTAAGGTCCATCATCTTTGTTTTTTCCCATATAATATTTGCGAGATTATGTATTAAATCGTGATTGATTTTATCTGGAGTAGATCCCTCCTGAACCTGAACGGTTCTCATCACAACATCCTGAATCCATCCTGGTGAAGCAGTAATTTGTAAAGCATTCGGACTAATATGTACAGATAAATTATTTGCCAACGTCTTTGCAGTAGGGGCATCAATGATCTGAGCCATGGCTTCATGAGGCAGAGCAAGATAGCCTAAAATAATTGCAGCTAAAATAACCCATTTCAGATTAGGATTCTTAGCCAAAAACTCTTTAACTTGTTCAACTGTTCTGAGTCCTTTAATAGCTAATTGCACAGATTTATCTTTTACATCAAGCCATAACTTATTCCAAGTTACCTTACCTTTTTCAAATATTTTCATGAAATCATCTCTGAGTCCTGCTTCAACAATAAAAGCCATTACATATCGATCATGAAGAAGATCTGAGGCCTGAATATTTACTTTAACCTTCATTTTTTCAATATCCTCAGGTGTAAGCTTCTTAGGATCAAATTTTATCTCATCTGCAATTAAACGTAGTGTCGAAAAAATACTTTCCATACTTACCTTCTTTCGTAAGTCATTAAATATCAAAATGTAATATTTTCAAAAGTTACCGTTCGACCCCTAATAATTCTAGCAGGATCAACCGTAGGCTTTAGAGGCATTTCCGGAGAAGCAGGCGTAGGAGGATTCTCTGTTCGATACCGATCCCACTCTTGTGGAGGAGCAGTCTCAGCACCTGAGATATTAATTCTATAACGTATATCGCCTTGATCAATGTAAGACATTGTAAAATGTTGCTGATAAATAGCACCACGAGAACCCTGAGGATTCACAGGTCCCACAGCATACCGCTCATTATTTTGACGTACAATCACATCACGAGGATTAAGAAGAGGCCAATTAGTCGTCCACGTAGTCCAGTCGTAACGAATATGCAATCCCATGTCAGCAAGTTCAACCATTTTCTCGGTCTCGGGAGGAGCTATCATTAAATCATAAGGGCCCAGATACCCTCCAACAATATTTGTTCCAAGGCAATCAGGACAATCATTATAACTCTGGCCATAATTGGATTGATGACTTGGGCACGTTTGCCCCATCCATTTTCTTATAAATAATTTTACCCGTTCTCCACCTTGTTCCAGTATCCACCTGTTACGAAGAATAGCCTCTCTCCAGATATAATCGATAGCTTCCATATCAAATGGACTTCGATCAGAAATTTCATCTAAAGGCGTCTCTATTTGTTTAGAATAATCGGAAGGATCAGCTGCAACAGTCGTTGCCTTATAATAAATTCTTTGATTCAGTACTGTCAAAACTTGATTTTTAATGTAACTATAACTGAGCTTAACATGACCATTAGGAGGAGTAGGCAAACGTGGAGGAACAATCTGATTCAAGTCATTGTTAAAAATCGGATCACTTATAAGTTCGATCTCACCTGTTATACCATCGACCGAAAATGCGGGCATGCTTAAAAAAATTCCATCCCCATTATCAATTTTAAGTTGAACATCCTTAATTCGAGTAGTGTATTCTCCATTACTTCCTGGAATAACAATAGGCTTATGCACCGAATTTATCAACCATCTACCTATACCCGTATTAGTCGGTTCTAGTTTATAATGTAATGTTGGAGTCGCATCCTCATCAACTATTTGAGCCTCTATTGTTTGATCCCTATAAAACATTACAGTTATAGGAACATCATTCACTTTTACATAGGGCCCATAAGGAGAATCCGTAGATCGATATAAATTTACTCCTAAAAGTTTCAGGCCACTGTTCTGTGGAATTAAAAGAGGACTGTCCCAACGTATATCTATTGCCCCCACATTATAGGGAGTAGTGATAATAAGATTCCTTGGCGCCAAAGGCACGGTCAAATCTTTCGTCTGCGGTCTCAAAGGATAATTATATTGAGGACGATCTGTTTGACTTAAATTACCAGAATGATAGACAGGCATTTTAAAGCACCTTTATAAAGAAATCTTTCGTAGTACTTTGATCTCGACTACCTGGATCACTTAGTTGCACTGTAAAAGCATAATTTCCAGGCGTAGTCGGAGTTCCATCAAACCAAGCATAAGACTGTTTGTCGTAAAAAAGCACTCCTGGAGGAACTGTACCATCCGTTACCTGCCATGACCAGCTATAAGGCCATGACCAACTTGAGGTCCCTCCTGTAGCATCTATTCGATTCCTATAACGTGTTCCATCATAACCATTACGAAAAGAAGAATCTGTAATTATCCCTATTGCCTGATCTGGAAAAACAACTAAATTCTTACGCTCAGTAATAGCTCCGAATGGCCGAGAATCTACACTCTCAATCTCATCTGCAACCGCCAGGAATCCTGAAACAAACCCTCGACCGTTTAAACAACTAAAATGTTCAGGCCCTGTGGAATCCATAACAAAAGAAACTGTCCAAGGACCTACATAATTTCCAGGTATATCCCTACGAAAAACAGTTTTCCATGCGTCTTGATTAAAAACCTGTGCAGTAAGTCTATTCCCCTCAAGTGCCATGGACACTCTTATAGGAGCTACTGCAGTATCTCCAACTTCATAAATTACTCTAACAACTTCCCCAGGATCAAGTTCAGTCATAGAGCTTGAACTATCCCACACAATACTATCGTTTGAAAGAGTGAAATCCTCTCCAAAATTTTGAGAAGTTCCACCAACAATATTTAGCGCAACACTTGAACAATCCCCAGGAAGAAAGGCTAACGGAATTGATTGATTATTAATGTTCTCGTAAGTGACTGAGACATAATCTGTAATGAAGGTTGTTCCTCCCAGAGCAGTTGTCACATCAACGGCACCATAACAAGAATAGGCTAAGCCTCCTGTTATTGCTCCAGATGTAAAAGTCTGATCCAAATAATTTATGTACAATGTATTATCTGGACTTGTAATCAACATCTTAAGTGGATCCACAAAAGACCTGAGATCGGCCTGAACTTCAAAATTATTTACGATCTGAAAAGTTGAGTCAGCTCTCGCAGTATTGCTGCCATCATAAGTCAGACTTAAGAACCCACCTCCAGATGTTACATAGGAATCACCTGAATAAGTGAAATCCCAAGGTATGGGCCCTGTTAGGGTTGTACCAAAAGCCCTAAAATCATTAGGATAAAAATCGTCTTCTATAAAAACCTGCCCAGTAGCCGAAACTGTTCGATCAGTTGCTACTGCAAGAAATCGATTATCTAAAGGTTGAAAAATAGGGTATTCTCCAGCAATAGCTACGATATAGTCATGACTGGAATCGGAAACACTCAAAGCTTTATCTATGGTCCTATAAGGCAGATCTAATGTGCCGTTACCACCTGTGTTTGTTCCATCTCCTCCGAGAACTGTACTATCACTACCTCCAGGAGAAACAAAAATCGATCGTTCTTTTTCAATGTTACTGTAATGGCTATGAAAAGTAAGAGCGTTCAATGCCCTATACTGTAATACCCCTTTATATATAATACGAAGAGTATCTCCCACAGATAGGAAGCCATCAAGAGCAAGGCCTTTCCAAAGAATAGCCCCAGTCTCCACAGTATAATCCACACCATATACCTGGGTAGAACCTCCAACAGCATTCATGGCAATATTACTTGAATCTGCTGGATTAGCTAAGAATCCTGGAAGATTGTAATAACCATCCTTAATATTACCTGTATCTAAAGTTTTATAACTAACCAGATGATTGATAACTGGCGTGTATATAAAAAGCTGGTCAAGATCGAGATATTGATGGCTCAACTGCAAATAATAAGTGTCGTAATGACCCCCATTTATATGAGTTGTAGCATCATCAGTTACAAGCATAGCTCTATCAAGAGTTCTAAAAGGATCGCTTTTTCCACCAAAATTTAAATAATCATCCCCAGTACCTGTAACATAAGGATCCTCAGGGGACCCAAAAATAAACTCATAAGCTCCAATAGCAGGCTGTTGGGTCACTATTGCAGGAAAGACAGAAATATAATTAGACCTTATTTTAGTATCACTTCCTCCTGTACCCGATATTAACAAGGTCACAGTAAAAATACCTGGAACAGTATATGAGTGAGACGGATTCTGAAGATTAGAATGTAAACTGCCGTCTCCAAAATCCCAATCCCAAGAAGTCGGGGCTCCAATCGAAGTATCTGTAAAAACTACAGGTAATGTTACATATCCTTCATTTTCATCAGCTATAAAATCAGCATGAGCAGTTACAGTGATGTAATTAGTTTTAGTTATGGGATCACTTCCGCCACTATTTGTTGCAGTTAACGTAACCGAATAAACTCCCTGAACAGTATAAACATGTGTCGGATTTTGAAATGGTGAATGCAAACTTCCATCTCCAAAATCCCAATCCCAAGAGGTCGGAGTTCCAGTAGATTCATCAGTAAAATGAACAGTTAAATCTGCAAAACCTGAAGTTACATCCGAGGTAAAGTCCGCAACAGGAGGTGGAACGGCATTAATTGATCCAGTTCCAATACCAGTCCTTACTTCTCCAAATAGAAAAGGGGTTGCATCAAGTGTTCCAGGTTGTGGAGGATTAGTTGTACCACTGGAGAGAGTCGTATAATCAAATGCCGCCTTTAAAGCGTTCCATACAGGTATATTTGATAAAGAGTCATTTTTACTTAAAAGATAAATTCCTTTTGTATTAGCAACTGTAATAAAATTATGACTAACATTGACTGCGAAAGGAACTTCTCCACTAATTGGAGTCAATAAGGGCACTTTATCATAAATCTGAAAAGTTGTTCTATCCCAATACATTCGATACAGATAAAAATTTGAACCAATTTTACCAACTAAATAAAACAATTTACTAACAACATCATGGGTTATAGGGCCACATAATGTCAATGCTTCTGGAGAATAAGAAACTGGATTTGATAATGTAGTCCCTGTGGTTAGATCATAAAGAGTTAAAGTTGTATCAGACCTTCCGACAGCAACTTTACCAGTCGCAGCGCTATTAAGAAAAGCCACAGCAGAGTTTGCTGAAATTAAATTGGTATCTGTCTTAAAAACTGAATTTGAGTATACTATGGATAATCTCCCAGCAGTATCCACAATAGACAAATAACCGGTTTGTTGACAATTTACAATTAAAGGATCCGCTGTAGCATTAGCAAAAGTTACTACATGTGAGGAACTAACTGTAAGAGTATTTGCATAAGGATCAAAAAGTATATCTGATATTCTATAATTATGCGTTGACAAAGTAACTTTATCAACTACCATAATATCTACATTTCCAAACTCAACCATAGCCGAATGAAAAGAACCGGGGGAATAGTCACTTCCGATACTTATACTATCAAGAATATTTACTATTCCTCCCGAATAATTTAAAGCTTTTATTGTGCCATCATTGCAAATTACAAAAACATACCCAGAACTTTCAACCATGGATCCGACAGTCAATCCTGAGTGAGTATGAATTAACGATAAATCCGTTAATGACCTTATTTCAATATTAGACCCGTTAACACGCCACACGACAGATCCATCATTAACAACTAAATTACAGTTTCCGGAAGGATCGTGAAGCTCCGCTATTTGCATAAAAGGGCTTTTTGGGCCAACCCAATCTTCCTGACAATTAGATTTTGTTGCTAATGCATTAATTGGATATGACGTAGCACAATGATCGAACGAGTACGATGATGCTAATCCATTAGGATAATCATTAACACCTGAAAGGAAACAATCAACAAAAGAAGTTGTCATTCCTTCTAAAACAACAAAATCACCAATTATCGTACATTTTTCAAAAATAGTATCATCTGCTTGAAATGAATAATCGCAACGTAGCCAACAATTCCTTACTATCGAATCACCACCCGCAATACGGAATCCTATATTATGGCAATTTATAATGCCACCTTCTAAAATTCCACCAATCCCGTCACCAAATACCTCAAAATCAAATAAACTGGTAAAGTTAATTCTCCAAGGACCGTATGTGGCCAAATCCCAAGCTTGAATAGAATTGTAAAATACAAAAATTACTGTTATATCAGTTGTAACCTCTCCTCTACTTAAGATAACATCGTCAAAACCATTCTCTAATTGAACAACTGTATCATTAAATGAAAAAGGGTCACTTATAAGTCCAGTATGACCATCTGTCAGAGTACTAAAATCAGCATAAAAGGTCGACATATTTTCTAACCTTCATTTCTGGGAACGCCATCAAAATCCGTAAAATAATTATCGTAAGTTCCGAGTCCTGCTGCTATATTCGGTGACCCTAAGGCAATATGGTAATTACGATTAATGCTATCCACATAAATCGGGTCAACACTGATGTCATTTGCTGAAGCATCGGGAGGCCTTGTGAAATTAATGCCTAAATAAACATAATTATTATTGAACGAACTAACATAAGAGTCTAAAGAAGCCTGAAGGCCTACAGCTCCAGAACTAATACAATTCGATGAAACAACTCCAGATGAGAAATTATTAAACACTATAGCCGTTGTGTTTCCATAATGATTCAAATCATTATCAATAGTATTCCCTGTAATGGTGGTATCTTTACATTGGACTATATTTATTCCTGCCGAAGTATCATAAATAACATTACTATTAATAAAAATACCATTACAACTGGTAAAATCGAGAGAGATTTCATTATTATGGAGTAGGCATCTACGAACTGTAGGATCACTATTTATAAAATCAAACCCTATCACAGTATTAAAAGCCGAACTTTTTGCAATTTCAAAATCAGGAGAATTCTCAACCCTTATCCCCGTCGTAGAATCCCCCACCTGAACATTATAAACAAGACCTTCAGATTTATAAAAGCTCAAAGCATTATATTCCCAATCCGAGCCAGTCGTGTCTTGAACGAATTGCGATGTAATATATGGATGAGCCCCTTCGGCGCCACGTATGGTAATGTCTTTCATCTTTACCCGGGTAGGATTGTATGTTCCATCATATAAAACCACAACACCACCAGGCTTGGACCAGGCCGTAGCTACAAAAAGATTCTGTAAAGGACTAAGTTGCCCGCCTGCACTTGAATCGGATCCAAAGTCGGGATCTACATAAACCACAGCATCTTGAGAGGCATAATTATCAATTACTCCCTGAAATACTTTTAACCCTTTAAATTCTCCCTGTATACCATTAACCAACACAGGTGCCCACTCATAAGAGATACGTAAGGCATCTCCAGTAGCAAGAAGGGTTTTTAAAGTCGATGCTGTAGAAGTATCCCAATGTATTTTATTTCCTATGGTTACAAAATCGTAGCCGTAATATTGAGGACTACCATGGAGCACATTTAAGGCTACTGATGTTTGATCTGCTGGAGATTCAAATATCTCCACATATTTACGTGCAATATCTAAGGGAGTTAATCTCAAAGTTTCCGTATTAAAATCAACAGCATAAATCTTATCTACCTCTGCCATCACTTTAAAGTCTCTATTGGCAAGGCTTGGAAGAATATCCGAATAAATTGTTTGAGGAGTTGATGATGCATCATAATATTGGAAAAAGAACGTACTGTCATTTTTCATAAGACGAAAAGTCAAATCCACATAAGGAAAGTTAACACCAGAAGCAGCTACAAGACCATCTACTGAGGATATTCCAAAAATGCCCAATCTTCTTCTTGCGAGTCCTACCCAATTAAAAGGATCAGCCCATAACAAAAATTCGATATTGTATTGATTAGTTTCAGGACCGACAGGAGAATACTCCATATCAACAACAATATCTTTACCGGAAATTCTGAAATTTGATAAGATCGAGGGAAAAGAATAATTATCTTGTGGGGAAGTTAATGTGACCCCATTAAAAAGAGATACATTACCTGTGGTATCCCACCATTTCGTATTAAGAATATCACCAGAAAAGGGCTCTTCAAAAAAGGGCTCAATCTTTTTCACATAAATTTTACCATCATCCTGCCCATTAACGAGCATATCTCCAGCAAATATATTTGACTGTTCATACCAAACCGAGATATAGCCCCCACCACCGCCTCCTGCATTCGAGGGTAGATAAGTAGCCCCTCCCTGAGCAGACATTGTTCCAGACCCATTTATGTTCCAACCAACAAGCCAAATACTCCCTCCTGCAGCTCCACCACAATGAGGGCCATCTTGGCCATCCATAAGGATATCACCATCGACATAAACAGTTCCCGAAGGAGCCATAAGTTTTATAGCCCCTCCACCAATCACATCTTCTCCAAAAATATCAGAAGGATTATGGTAATAGCCACCACCACTACCCAAGGACATGGGCGACTCACGAAAGCCATAAGGCTCTTCAGGAGGAGGAACAATAAAAGTAGGGTTGAATAAAGCACCTACACCAGCATGTGTGGCGCCATACCCTTCAAGAGTATTACCTGAACTATCTGTTAGGAGACTATTGGCACCTGGGCCTTCATTTGATTCAAATCCTTGACCTCTTCCATCGATAAGGCCTTGATGAATGATATCTCCAATTGTAGATTTCATGAAGCGACTTACACCATTTGCAAAAGTATAGGTGTTTGTCTCTGCATTAAAATATCTTTTCATGGTATCTTCATCAGAAACAGGAATAACTAACCCTGTATTATTTATTAAGATATCCCCATTATTGCAAGTAAGATTACCATCAAGAATAAGAGTGGAGTTGACCGTTATAGGTGCAACAGCATTAGGAGCAGAAATAAAGATAAAAGCCGTATCAGACCAATCTGACATAAAATTAAGAGCATTAACAGCTTGAACTCTAAAATAGTAGTTAATGTCAGTTGTAGTGATAGGCACATCTTGAGAAGTTAAAACTAAGCCCGTGATCGTCACAGGAGAAGAAAAAGTAGGATCATTCAAGGAATATTGTAGATTATAACTTGTAGCTCCATCTTTTGGATCCCAATAAGCGTCTATGAATCCTGGAGCTAGGCTAAGTTGGACTGTCAAATTCTCTGGTGGAAAATACTCAAGTTGTTGATGACTAACATTAGGTGGAGATGCTGTTTGTAAAAAAACAGGATCGATATATTTTCCACCTTCTGTCGAATATAGAGAAAGCTGACCTATTCTATTTGGGGCCCAGTCTAATTCCGTACTAAGAGTATTCGGTGTAGCATTAAAAGGATTATCAATAAACTTAGCATAAAAAGTTGTTAAGTCTTTTGTAAGGGCTATACCTCTTACAGCTTGTAAAGGCTCAACAAAAAAATCAATACTTGAAAAGCCAGAAAAAACTGTAGCCGTACGAATAATAACTGGAACGCTATCAGTAAAGGGTTCTATTTCATAGACCTTAACAGTATAATCGATTTCAACAACCCAAAGCCAAAAATAGTTAGTATTGATAGTACCATCATCAAGTTTAGCAGCCGTTAAAGAATACTGCTGGGGAAAAATAGTATCAAATCTAAAAAGGAGTCCAGTATACTCCTTTATTAAGAGCCGATAATCAGCCATATAAATAGTCCACATCGTATCCTTTACTATAATACTCTGTGGATGGGCTTCATTCCCGACGCCATTTAACGCGATCTCAGTATTAAAATTTGAAGGAATAGGCATAATTTTTAACTATAGTAAGTATATGTGTAAGTTACTGTTAATGACTTTCCTGCATCAATCGACGAGAAAATAAATATACCGTTAACACCAGCGTAATATGTTGTCGTCGTAGGTACTACCTGCTTAACTGTCAAAGTTCCAGAGCCTGCTGTAGTTAAATCAATATAAGTATTTGATAAGGAATTAGCATACGTAGTTGCAAGCCGTATATGTGTAGTGTCCACATTTATAGCGTAATAAATGGTATCATCAACTAAAGAAGCAGGAAATCCAGAAGGAGCAGTAATAATTAATGGTGTACCTGTCGCTATGTTTGCGGCAACAGTTAATTGATCTGTTGAAGTATTAACTGTAAAAGTATTGCCCGCTGGAAGTGTGTAAACTGTGTACCTGGTCACACCTTCATAAACTTCAGTCACATAATCCACATTATCCATATCTCTAAAATTAGGATTGGATTGCTGTGAAATAACAAACTCATAAGAAGCAGATAAAGGAACCGATACAGATACATTCGAAGCTAAATGAGCTTCACTATAATAATAACGAGCCTTTATATCAAATGTTTGAAGATTATCCTTTACAAGAGTGGGGGCATACAAAAAAGTAAACCGTTCACCTAAAATAAATTGCTGGTCCCATTGCTGCCCTACAGCATTATTAAAATCTGCTGTGACACCATCAAGAAGTGCATGTGTTGCAGTCTTAGGAACATATCGAGGTGTTGTATCCCATGCAGTCCATACTCCACCTGTCCAACCATAATAATTTAACCAAGTACCGCGTGGTTGGCAAAACATTACATGATGATAAAATAAGACATTCAAACCACTACCATTCACATCAACAAGGTTCCTCATTTGACCATTTTCGCAAACAAAAGTATATCCAGCACCTAAAGAACCACTTCCTGAATTCTGCCATGTTGTATATATTCCAGTACCTATTCGATAAATAAAATTAAAGTCATTACCTCCATAAGTACCAATTCTATAAAAGAAATCAGTATCATTAATCTGGACTATCTGACTTCTATACGGATTCATTGAATAACCTGAAGCAAAAGATTCGACTAAAGTTGCGGTCCCTGTTCCTTTCCCGGTAATAGTCATAGTATAAAGTCGAAAAGTATTATTATCCAAATCATAGGTGACTATCTGCTGATTACTTTGCCTTACACAAAGCCCAGAAAATCTATAAGTAGGTATCTTAAGCCATCCTACACCATCTTGTAAAACAAGAGCATTATAATTATTAGTATAAAGGATATCATCGTGTCCATAATAATATTGATTTATATAACTACTCCATGCGACTATACCATTACAAGCACTCAAACACCCAGGAATTATATAAGCATCAGCTGCGGCCATACCTTCAAGAGCGTTTCCAGTTCCTCTTATGTATTGTGTGGCTATAAGAGTTCCTAAGTTAATTTTCGATACCCCAGTAAGATGGCCTGACCACAAATAACCTGTAATTGAATCGTAAGCTATATCCGTAACGTTATTATCTATAATTCCTGTAATGGTTAATAAGGATGGAGCCACTGTTGGAGTAGATGGATCATACTGATAGATTCCATCACTTGTAGCTAAATAAAACAGTCCTCCAACATTAAGCCAATGCCTAAAAACAGTAGAAGAATTTCCAAACGAACATAAAGCTTGAGACGTTTCAACTGTATTAAAAGTCCATCTACAAACATTATATAAATTAGTGAACCCTAAACTTTTTTGTATAGTGTAAAGATAATTACCTACTTTAATTTGACCAGAAATAAAAGGAATATTTCCTAACCATCTTGTAGTACCACCTTCACCATAATCATAATAACTGGTATAGTTAGTAGGCATACAAGTGCCAGCGGCATCCTGAGCCATGACAATATGGTAAATGTCACTGGTATTAGAAGGATAGCCACTATCTTGAAGATAATGGCTATCTTCAATCCATGGCTCCAGCTCTAATAAATATTGTGCAGTATTTTGACGGTATAAAGTATGATTACCAATGCCTTGATCAAGAAGATCAATAAAAGTACCAGCTATGGCATCTGAATAAGTCAGAGCAAATTTTATATGGGTAGTGTTAATGTAAATCACATAATAATCTGTTGCTGTAAGCAAAGGAGAAGGTAAAGTATTATCCGTTGTCAGACGAACCTTATCTCCCACAGCCCATACTTGAGCAACTAGAAAAGTATTAGCTGAAGCATCGACATCTGATGAAGAAACAGTTTCATCTACAATATCGGAAGCATCACCCGTTCTTGTTATACGCACTCTACCAATAACAGGAAATTTATTTGTTGGCGTACCGGTTAAAACTACAGATCCTTGAGATGAAGGAGGGTATGAGGGGTCACTAAAAATCTGAGATAATCGATTTGAGGGATGTACGAAAACACGAGAAATCGAAGGTGCCTGAGTAGCAACTGGAGAATAACCATGAGTTATCCAAGCCCAAGCACCACCATTCGTATCATATGCAGCTTTGTTACCAAAAACAACTGCTCCAATAGGACCTGGAATATCAGTAGTCGCAAATGATTTTTTTATTTTATTAGCATAAGTTGATCCCGTATTTGTTTCTTTATCTGAAGTAGCTACAGTTATATAGGCATAAGGAACAACTCTCTGCACATTATTGAGAGTAGTCGGCTGCATATAAGTCGTAACCATAAGATGTAAACTATAATCACGATCGTTATTATTCGTGTAACCAAATAATGAAGGGCCATTTTGATTAAGGTATGTAGTTACACTTCTACTTATAAATCTGTTAGAAGGTTGATTAAGCCCCCCACCAGTATAAGCAATAAACATAGTGTATTTAACATAAAGATATTGATTTGTTTGCTGCGTTATAGGAGTCGATAAAGCAATAAAAGAAACAAAATTAGGATAAGTTCCTGAGTTTACTTGAACTCCAATGGTATTAATTGTTAAAGGACTACCTGGAGGATTAAAAGTGTAATCTTTATAAAAAGAATTTACATTTCTATCTACCGTAGTTAGTGTTTGATTTGATTGTGCCAAAACAACAAAACCATTTGAAGCTCCTGCAACTCTATAATTAGCACCTGGTGTTGGTACGGTACTAGATAATTGAACTCTAAAATACATATTACTTACAAGGTTCATATCTCCAGAACCGTTATTGCAAATATACTGTAAGAACTGGTCGCTAATAGTATTCCATTGAGAACCGCTATCAAGCACAACTCTTGTACCCTTGTCAATTAATTTCCATTCATACAACCCTTTTAAATTAACCATATTTTCCTCGCATTAGACATTTAATGATATACAATATTAGTTATCAATGCCTGATTTCCAGCTCCAGTTATCAAAGACATACTATCAGTTTGAAAATTAAACACAGCCTCATATTCAGATGTTTTAACAACAGTACCTATATTTCCTGCTCCAGTTATTAAAGACATATTATCAATTTGAAAATTAAACTCAGCGTCATATTCGTATGTTTTTACCACCGTGCCTAAATGACCTGCTCCTGGAGTCAGAGCATACACACGATCAGCTAATAAAGAATTTACGGTATCAGAAACTAACGACCTAACTTCATAATCCGACACAACCGTCACAGAACTATAATAAGCTGGATCAGTCACAAAAGGTTGAACAAATAAATGGGTCCCTACAGAAATCCCTATGTATTTAATTCCTGACGTACCAGTCCATCTATGCCATAGAGTAAAATCATTCCTGAAAGGATAAGGTGTTGAAAAAGAGTCTTCAAGAACATACCCACTATTACCATATGTTGTATAAATATTAAATGTCACATCAGTTATAATATAAGGCGTATAAGAATTTGCTGTTAAAGGACCTATAAAAATGTAAGGAACAGGACTTCCACTTTCAAGTATAAATCCAAAACCTACAACGGATATTGGAAAGAGATCTGGATTAGCCATTGTACCTACAGCTTTATTTCCAGCACCTCCCCTAAAGTTAAAAATCACTTGAGGATTAGCATTGATATTTATTGTTGAAGCTGTGACTGAATAATTACGAATATAATGCCAAGTAGTATCGTCACTTACATCAAACAGCCGCATAAAAGCAGTACTGTCTTTTCTATAAGAAACATACACTTTTCCCATAGAAACATCATAAGCTGCTCGAGGCTGTTCTCCTGTATTAAGAATATACTCATTATCATCCCAGACCCAACCACCAACAACAGGAACCTGTTTCCTTACAAAAATATAATTACCAGCTTTTTCAACTTCTTCTATATAAACGACAACACTATCACCCACATTCACATAAGCCAAAACAATAGATGTTTTAACAACATCCATAGACCAACTAGTGGTAGTAACAACATTACCAGAAACATCCACATAAACAAGGACGTATGAACTAGGAGGTAGGGCTATTGTTGCAGCATTCCAAGTAACCGCATTACTATTTAAGGTTCCTGCTCCAGCATCCACTTGAATAGTAAACCCTGAAACAAAAGTCACACGGCTGTCACTTGTACGACCAGAAGTCATGTATTTACTATAAAAAACAATAATTTGTCCAGAAGGAATAATAATAAAAGAAGGATTAGAATTTATCCTTCCATTATCAATATCCTTCGTGAGAACTTCAAATGTTTTTTCTCTAAAAACAGCCAAAGGACACAACTCCGTATGAATTTTTTAATGAAAAATCAAAGATTAAATTACATTCCAACTTGAATATCATGCCCGTTCATATTAAAGGTACCATCTTGTATTAAAAGATTATCTTTAATAAGAATGAGATGACCCCCATAACAACGTACCTGTGCGGTATCAGCTTTTTTTATGGTAAGATATGGAACAACTCCACCTATTTCCACGTAAACATTCTGTTTACCTGTTCCATCCATGATTATGTTAGAATTATTCAGAGGGGACCATTGATTATGAGAAGAGACACAGGACATATCCTGTGTTATGTGAACCGAGGAATCTTGAAGAAAGCAATCTCCCAGATAAAGGGTAGTTAATCTAACAGTGGATGTCGGACTACCTACAAAATTTCCTCCATCAAAAAGGCCGTAACCTGCCTGTACTGTATTATTATTTTGAGTTATGGTGGAATCATATCCATGAGTTACATAAAAGCTGTAAGGAAAAATAGGAATATCGATTAAACAATTACCGATACCGCTTTGATCGTAAGTCACAACAGAGGCGTAATCAGGAACTCCATCTCCACCAGGACCTCCAGAAGTATTAGACCAATTTAAAGCGTTATTCCAATTTGAAGGAACATTAGAAACCCAAAAACTTGCATGTGTCCCATCATCTTTATAAAGAGGGCTATCTCCAAAATCATAATTATCACCGTAAACTGCCATATTAGCCCTTATCTTGTTGCCAATTGCAAGTGATCAAAGCAACCTGCTGGAATTAAATTAAACTTTACGTATTTATAAAGTAACCAGTGCATACATAAAAATGTAGTTTTCAAAAACTCGCTAATCATAATATCAATAGTATTACACCCCTTTAAGTACATCACAGAAGCCGAGCATCGACCCGCATATATATGAGGTTTACCTTCCTCAATTTCAGGCCATTGAACACATTTCACATCTGTATCAATCCACATACGATTAGGATTCTCCTTTAGGAGCATAAGCCTCGCAAAGCCAGAATCTCTACGTAAACTCTTCTCACCTTTATACTCTGGTACCTGTATTGGCTGAGTAATAAATTCATATTCTATTCCTTTTGGAATTGATTCTCTCAACTGGTCAAGACATACCTGTCGCTTAAAAGGTATTTCCCCAATATGGTACTGAGTCACTATCATTAACTATGCACCGAATCATATAAGGGTATATATAAAACTTTTGCTCCACACCCATCACCAATATCTGCAATAACCTGTAAATACCCAGGAGCAACAACAAAAGAATAAGCAGAACCTGTTCCTTGTACATCTAAGGTTCTTAAAACTGTTGATGGGTACTGTATAGTTAAAGGTTCTCCTATCCCAGCTTCTGCACCAATACCTAGTTGACCATACAAAAGAACATCCGTATTCTCACGTACACGTATAGCTTCTTTTAAACCTCCACTTGATTTAATAGCTATATGCATAATAGCGCTGGCATCAGTTCCCGTACCACCCTGATTAGCCACGTTGATGTAACCCATGACTGGGCCATTAGTAGTTTGAGTTGTATTGGAAAATATTAAAGCACCACAAGGGGCTCCGTCACCAGTCTGGCCACCATTATTAAGTTCAATGTTGCCTCCTCCCATCCAATACTGGAAATCCGCTGGATGTGACTCAGGGGTCCCATACCCAGAAATAGTAACTACTTTTGTATCTGGCTGATAAGAGTTAGCAATATTTATTGTTGTGTCACCACCTGTACCACCAGTAAAAGTAAAGGTCCCTAAATTTCCTGCCAAGTATTGAGTGCAATTAACATATAAACCGTTAAGAGATGGATTCTCAGCCAGAAACATTTTACCCGCAGAACCGCCTTTATTCCAGTTATTGCAATAAAATTCAATTCTATTAGCTAAACTTAGAGTAGGTAAAGCATTAGATCCCCAAATAGGTCCTGCCAATAAAATGCAAGACCCCGTGTTATCGCTCCATCCACCCATAAGGCCTAAAACTCCAGAATCAATACTATACCCAGGTTCATTCCCATTTGCACGTATATCATAACCATTAATACCAATTGATCCAGTACCGTACCGACTAGCAACTTGCAATTCCATTGATGCATCAGATATACCTAATGGATAAGTACCAGACATGTTTACACCTACAAAGTAGGTATCATTTACGCTAACAGGAGAATCAACATAAGTTGAACCATTACTAACAGGAACATAATGATTAGAACTAACCGTTCCTGCTCCAGTAGCTCCCGTGGCTCCAGTAGATCCTGTAGCTCCATCAGTTCCGGTCGCTCCCGTTGCTCCAGCAGTCCCCGCAGTTCCCGTTGCTCCAGTACTTCCAACCGCTCCAGTTGGTCCTGTAGCCCCAGCAAAGGACGTAGCAGCCCAATTTCCATTTGCAATTCCACCTACAAGTCGATACATGTTTCCTGTAGTAGTCACATAGCACAATAATCCTTCTTCTCTACGCGAAGCTGGAATAGCATCTCGAGCGGTATTATCTAAAGCAATATGGTACCCTCCTAAAGCCTCATCAGCATAAGTCGTAGGATAGGTATCTGCTGAATCATACGGACGGACAGGAGCTATAACTAGAACACCTGGATTTGTTGACATTTTCTACTCCTATTGTATTTGAACAGGGATACCGGAACCAACCTGTACATTTAAAGATCTATAGACATAAAAATTTTCAGTGGCTCCAGAAGCATTAGTCACACTAACGGTTGATTGAATCCATGAGTTATCTAATAATCCGCTAACCCAAATTGCAGCCACACCATAAGCTACTGGATATGAAATATAGAGATAATTTCCGCCACCGTTCATTGATAACGTATGCAATCGTGTATCAGTTAATCCGATATTACCCAAGGCTATAACTTGAGCAGAATTAAGTGACGTATTGGCATTATTTCCATAGTAAAGTTTTTGAGTAAAATGAACGGTTGTAGTAGCGGAAGAAGTTGGATTAGCTACATTATCACCTACAGTCAATGTATACGAATAATCTGTAGTTAAAGAAAGACTTGTAAAACTGTGCGATCCTCCTGCAGTATTTATATCAAATCCTAGGACATCCGTTAAAGTACTGTGTGTAGGGGTATCTCCAGATATTGTCCAAGAAGTATTAACCGTTGTAATAGTCTGGCCTTTTTCATTTGTAGACCCACCTGAAAAACCTGTTATTGTAGGAGGCTGTCTAAGCAGTGAATCCAAAGCATCTTTAACATTAGTAAAAGCATTTCGATAATAGCCTACATAATTTGAAGCCAAAGTTGAATCGGCATACTGACTACCATTACCCACAAGGACATGCCCAGTTGAAGGGGCTCCACTAATCTGGAGTCTTAAATTAGCAGATCCATCATACAATTTATTGTGTTTGTGCCCACTTGTGTCTTTTGTGCCTCCAACAATATCGTTGGAAACTGTTCTGATCATATCTTGCCAACACTGGGATTCCCTTGGACCCCAAGGCCTAGTATCACTAGGATCATTATAATCAAAACCATTTAGAATTGTCATTAAAATCTCCTTGTCTGCATTATCCTAACACAAGCCACAAAAAATAAAGTAAAGGGAAACTACAGCAGTCTCCCTTTAACATCACTCATGTCTTTTTAAGACCCAAAACATTATTGAGCCGGTGTTACTGGGGCTTGATTTTGGGCATTATGTCTATTGACTATTAATTGTACGTTTGTATCGTACAAAAAAGTTGCTCTCTGCAATTTTAAATTTGCAACGGTCGCTTCCGCCTCTGCAATTTTCTTGTCAAACTCTTGAAGTCTCAAAGCCATTGCTGAAGCAGGATCAATCTCAATCTTTACAGGTTCATCTTTTACTGGTTCTACAACGCCATCTTCAATCTGACCATTTACATTTTCCATAATTACCAACCTTTCTTATTTGAATTTAATCTGTAGGTTATCATCTAACCCATTGTTTAATACATTAATAGAGATATTGCATTAAAATCGTATTTATAATCCACACTAGTTGTAATTGAAGGATCAGTAGATGCAAAAAATAATGTCCAAGCACTAATATCCAAAATCATTGTACCTGTAACCGTTATAACATTATTATCCGATATTCTTTTAAACGACCCAACAACGTTAAAATTCATTTTATCTGTCGACAAATTAGGGTAGGTCCCAAATAATCCTTCCAAAGCTGTTCTCAATGTTGAGGCAGAAAAATCTGCAGACACAAACCACGCATAAGAATCATGCAATTTAATATGTTCTATTACCATACGGATATTAAGTATGTTCCCTAAAACACTCCATTCCAGAGTATCTCCAAAAACGTCATATAAAGACGCATTTAATGTCGAAATATTTAATCCTGTATCTGATCCAACTTGAAATAAATTATTAGGATAAACAAGATTTCCAAGTACCTGTAAATTCCCACTTACTGTAGCATCTCCATAAATATTTAATCCAACAGCTGGACTTATCTGAATATTATCAGGAGCAAGACTTATTGAAGTGCTTCCACCACTCTCTAATATCAGCCACCCCTGTATATCTAAATCAGCATCGTACCGAGCTTGAATCCTATTTAAACTACCGTTATCCCCGACAAAACGGAGCCCCGTACCACCATGAGTACCAAAAAGGACATCTCCATTATTTAAATACTCTGAAAATCTATTGCCTACTGTTAAAGAATTTGCTACAGAAGCATCTGTATTTACATAAAGATTACCAGAATAAATAGAAGCATCATTATAAAAATAGGCATCCCCGCTACAACCCATTCCACTAAAAACATTAAGAATATCTATATAAGCACCACCAGAGACTCCGAGGCCGTTACCTATACTTGCATACTGATCCACATAAAGATTATATGTAAAATGGCCATCTCCAGCCACATCCAGGGTATAGTAAGGAAACGTGCCTATTCCGACGTACCCAAAATCTGATATAGTTAGTCTCTCAATTAATGACACATTATCGTAAAAATGCAAATTATTAAACGTTGGACCAGAAGCAATTGTCCAGCTCGCAGCAAAGTCACTTGAAGGAATAGTTAAACTATCAACTACATTCACGGCATTTAAATTGCCATCAATGTACATCCGTTCTAAAGAAGTAAATTCATCAATAAAATGCAAATAAGGACCAGGACCCGTTGTGATGGAAAATTTCCCAGGATTCCCCCCATAAATATTTTCTAGGGCAATCCCTACTCCATCTATACTCGAAGTACCTGCAACATGTAAAGCTTCTGTAGGCTTATCAATATTTATACTTGCCTGATTAAAAACAAACAAATTGTTTTGAATCGAAGCATCATTATTAACCACAATGCGACTATATAACTGAAAATCCGGTGCTGATAATGTTATAGTAGCATCTGCAAGATCTATCGAAGTTGATCCTTCATTTCCACCCAATATTAAATGCCCCACAATGTCATTTTCACTATCGTATCTAGCGGTAATTCTATTTAAAGAACCATTATCTCCAACGATTCTTATTCCCGTACCACCATGAGTACCAAATAGGGCATCACCTTCATTTAATATTTCTTGATACCTATTACCAACATATAAAGCGTTTGCAATAGAAGTATCATGACCAACATACAAATTATTAACTACAGACGTATCATAACTAATCAAGCCGCCCGTACCAAGAACAATATTTCCATGATCAATAATGATTGCATCGTTTCCCCCAATATTCTTAATCTGTAATGCAGGAGCATTACCAGTCTGATCTATAAGAATACCAGGATGAGCGGACATTTGATTTATTCGAAGTTCTTCGCTTATGGTCACTTCTGTGTGAGTAACAGTAGTAGTACCAGCTACAGTCATATCTCCAAGCACAGTTACATTGCCATTAAGTTTTGTGTGGCCTATGACAGTGGCATCTGAAGTGACATTCAGACCTCTAATGGTATAGACATCAGTAGGATCAATCTTAGTATGATCTACTTGATTATCCCCTATCCACCTTCTTATTAACTGTGCCATTAAATACCCTTTATTATTAGTAAGTAGATATCAGATAAGTTAAAGATCCAGCTAAAATCGTATTATTCTGACCAGGGTCAAAAAATGAATTGTGATATCCCCAATAAAACTCCATTTGAAAATTTGGAGGTCCACCAACTCCAGCAATATGAATGTTTGCAACAGAAACAGCTTCACCATACGTAGTATTAACAGTATCAAAACCACCAACATAAGTTTCAACGAGAGGTCTTATACTATCAGGCATCATAAACTGATTATCAACTCTATCCGTATAAAATAAATAACCACTACCTCTTGTTCCTCCAGGAATTGTGATAGTTGGCCATGCTATGGTAACTTGATTTCCTAATCTTTGATAAGTAAACGTGGCGTCATTATTTATATACGTACTGAAAAGAGAACCTACAAAAATTCCTTGCTCATAAAAAAGATTCCCGAAAATGCTGAGAGCTCCATTTATATTGACAGTCGAATCATCAAGCGTAATGCTGGTATTACCACCATCACCTTCTAAAATCAATCGTCCTACCAGATTATTATCATAATCATGCATTGCAGTAACACGGTTTAAAGTGCCATTATCACCAGAAAATCTCAATCCTGTACCACCATGAGTTCCAAAAATCACGTCACCTTCACTTAAGGACTCAGACACTCTATTACCTACAGTCAAAGATCCTGCAACTGAAGCATCTGTATTAACATAAAGATTACCATAATAAATCGACGCATCATTAAAAAAGTAAGCATCACCACTACAGCCCATACCACCAAAGTTTATGCTGAGAGAATCAACAGAGGCGTTACCCGTAACACCAAGGCCATTATTCAAGCTTGCAAAATTATCTACAATCAAATATCCTGAAGCATGAATATCTCCATTTACATCAAAATTATAATTCGGAAATACTCCTACTCCAACATACCCAATATCACTAATAGTAAGACGTTCGGCAAAAGCGTAATTATCATAAATATGTAAGGCAGAAAAAACAGGGCCTGATATAATAGAAAAATTTGAAGCGAAATCACTTGAAGGAAGTGTCAAACTGTCTATCACATTTACTGTATTAAAATAACCATCAATGGTCATTCTCTCTAAAGAGTTTAATTCATCAATAAAATGTAAATAATTTCCTGGACCTGCCGTTATAGAGTATTTTGCTGGAGATCCACCGTAAGTATTCTCTAAAGCAATGCCTACCCCATCTACGCTAGAAGTAGCAGCAACATGCAAGTATTCAGTCGGATCCGGAGTACCAATTGCCAGAAAATTATTGACATACATGCTATTAAAAACAGTCGTATCCAAACCAACATATAAAGTGCCGTACAATGTCGCCACACTAGTAAACATCTCAAGGTCACTAGCAGAAACAGATACCGTAGCATCATCAAGAGAGATACTAGTTGACCCTCCATCACCTTCTAATATCAAATGACCTACAAAATTATT